TTAGCCAGTCTTCTTGTGGGGCATGGATGGGGCAAATTCTCCTAATTTCTGGTTGAGCATCGCAATCTGCTCTCCGTTGTTGTCGTTCATCCAAGTTCCATAAACCGAGTAAACCATCTGAGCTGATGTATGCCCCATTTGGCTCGCTATGAAATTCGGGTTCGCTCCGGCAGATAGTGACCAGCACGCGTAAGTGTGACGCGACTGGTATGCTTTTCTATGTCTGATTCCAGCTCGGCGTAAAGCTGTATCCCAAGACTGACCGATAGACGACACGGAATAGTAGGTGCCGCTGCGATTGTTGACCGCGCTGATTTGCGGATTAAATACGAAGGTGCAATCTTCGATGTCCTTTTTTCCGTACTCACGCTGCACAACTTCAATTCTCGTTTTCGCTGCCATCCTGGTCATTTCAGCCTGATCACGCAAAACATCTATCGCAGGTTGAATGAGATGAATTTCTCTCGTTCCGGCATTAGTTTTCGGTGGGGTAAACTCATGAACCGCTGTGAGGTTGCGTTTAACCTTGATAGTTCCAGCTATCAGATCGATGTCCTCCCAAGCGAGGGCGCACAACTCCCCATGACGCAGTCCAGTGTAAACAGCTAGTGACCACAAGTTAGCCACTTGCCGGTGCCCGCACACAGAGATGATCCGCAAGAACTCATCTCTCGTAACCGGGTCGGGTTCTGCTTTTGACTTCCTCAGCGGCTTTAGATTCCCCATTGGGTTAGACGGTAAATAACCATTGTCATGTCCGAATTTCAGAACCGCACCCAGATCGCTCATCTGACCATTTACTGTTCTTACTGACCTTCCAACTTTCTCTGTCTTGACGCCACATCCCAGTTGCTGAGTGCCCGTGAGAAGAGAGTTGCGAAGTCTAATCAAATCCTCTGTTCTTATTGATGAGGCAATCATGTTCTCACCAAGAGCTAGAAGGACTCCCTTCATTCTCGAACGATACCGCCCAAGGCTGTTCGCCGATAAATCAACTTCCTTCAATTCCAGCCATTTTTTGTAAAGCTCCCCGATGGTTACCTGTCTTGATGCAAGTCCAAATTTCCTTAAGTTAATGGAGGAGGGGAATTGCTTCTGGTAATCAAAATTCCCCGTTTTAATTGCGTAAACTACTGACGCCCTCAGCTCCGCTGCGACCTTTCTATTCTTCGCCGTATCCGGCACCCCCAGCGATTCCCTTGCTCTCGTGTTTTTGTATATAAACCAAACCCGCAGAAACCCTCCATGGCTTTCTACTCCGGTAGGATATTTTATCTCAGCCACATCTCACCTCCGCTTTCAGTGGGTGAACAGGTTAAGCTTTCTTGCGAACTAAAGCATCCGGCTGATTTGCGGCCTGACGCTCAATCCACTGTTCGATAGCAAGATGATTGTACATGCACTCGCTGTTAGGCTTAGGATCACCTTCAGGAGCGAAGTGGAGATACTCCCGACCCTGTAGCCATGATTTCTCTCTTGCCCGCTTAATCGTCCCCGGGCGAAGACCAGTAATTGCAATGAGGACATCTTCTGTTACCCATTTAGCGGGAGTTAACTGAGTGATCAGTGCCATGCTTACCTCTGCTATTTACCCTCAGCCACCCGATGAACCCAAACGCAAAGCCATAGCCACACTTCATGACCTGATGGACAAAGTGGCTTGGCTTGATTGGCGTATTTATCGAGTAGCTGACGGAGAGTGTGGTGGTTGTCTTTACTGCGGAGTTCGGTGAGGAGTTTCTTTGCGATGATTCTGGCTGCGTTGTCGACCTCTTCGGGAGTCATGGGCTACTCCAGTTTTACACCCGGGATTTTGCCATCTGATATTGCAGAATAAAGCTCACTCGCGTCATCCATTGTTATGCTGCCGATTTTATAAAGCTCAGCAATTGCTAACTCTCTTTTTCTATCTTCGGCTGTTATTAATGCAAAATCTCCATGCTCACCAGATGATGCCAGATACCCAATGTCTACCGTCGCTCCCTTTTCGCTGGAATAGACAACAACACCTTTACGGTACTTGCTTTCCTCATCGACCCAAAAGTTGACCTCTTCTCCAACCGGAGGGATGCCTTGCCCATCCCACGCCGATAAACGCCTCTCCGCCATTACATCTCCAGAAATAAGATCATGAATAACCAAAACATCATCACGTTCTGATGCAAAATCCTTCTCACTGCCTTTGATAATTTCGTATTTCATGCCGCATGCCTCCGCTGTGCCCGCTGTTTCTTCTCAAGCTCGTAATCATCCCTGCATCCTGAATCACAGAAGTTACCCCGCAAAAGTGGATGCTCGCAGTAGTGACACTTTCCGGTAAATCTCAGGAAGTCGCGTGAGCGGCTGAGCAAGGCAATCTCGCGCTCCAGTTCTTCTAATGCTGCTGCGTTATCAATTTCATCGGCCATGTTTCTCTCCAATCTTCAGTATTTTGGTCACCGCCCCGACATCACAGCCGGATGCAAGAATGTTCGTCCCTTCGTGCAGTGAAACCCGCACATCAGCTGGCTCGACTCCTGTCATGCTCCACAATCCCTGTCTGAGTATTTGGCTTAATTCATCCGTGTCTACTCGACCCGCGTAGAAATGCATGCGGGGTAATTTGACTGTGATCATCGGGGGATACCTCGAATTTCAGGCGTAAAAAAACCGCGTTAAGCGGCTATCCTGCTGTACTTTCTACGGGGTTAGGAAAATCTAGGCTCATGTCAAATGTAGCGCCCAGCTTGTCTGCGCAGGGGATGAAGTCGCGGCCTCCCTTATCTAACTCGTCGCAAATTTCGTTGTAGCGCGTCACGTCGAACAGCGTTAAATTCGGGTCTCCGATTGTCGCGAAACCGATGCGCTTTGACGGGCATCGGTCGAGTACGGCTTGCACCTCTGCGACCCATTTCTTTTCTTTTGCAGTGAGCTTTGCCATCACTCCCCCTTAACCGTAAAACCGGCTGCGATGATTGCTTTGATAGCGAAATTACGGCTCATAACATCAGAGCTACCCAGCACAACTGGATTAGCCAGCCGGGCTTTCAGCGCTGCGATTTCTGTCTCTGCGGTGATTGCTCGTAATTTCCATTCACGCCATGATTCAGCAGTTTCGATATGCGCATCACATTCAAACTGCATATCAGCCTGGGCCTTATCAGCCCGCTGGCGTTCTGCTTCGAGCTGGTCGAGTAGTGATAACGCTTGCTCACCGGAGATTGCGAACATGCCGCCGCAAACTTTCGCTGTTTCGGCTTGCTCACGCAGCGCCGATATATCTGTTGTATCAGTCATACGCATATCTCCGCACGGTAGTAGCAATCAATAAGGAACTGTTTGCCAAGCTTTGTAGGCACTTCAGCAACCCTGGTGATCAACCCCATCTGTTTCATGATGCATGTAATGGTGTGACCACAGTGACTGTCACAAGCCTTTTTAAGTACGCTATGAGCCAAAAGGTTGCGGTAGTCTGTTCGACCGAAATTAGTGTTACCAAAGCAGCACGCTATGTATTCATCAGTAAGGTGATCGGTGATGCTTGGTCTGCGTTTTAGTTTGGTTGTCTCAGTCATGAGGTTGCTCCTTCACCAGAGAAGATATTTCAGCCTCTAAAGCATCAACCTGAGCAGAGCAGAGATTCCAATCTCGGCGTTCTTCATCGCAAAGAGAATACTCAGCCATAGCGTTCATGCGCCCGCGCAATGAAATAACCAGCGCTCTTAGACTTGCTTCATAAGCGATCATCATCCCTTCCTACCAGCGCGCAGATCGTCAGCAAACATAGCAGCGCGTGCCGCTTCGCCGCTTAGTGCCACAGAATTAGCTTTATCGTTATGCTCCATTGCTATGCGTGCTGCCGCTGTTCTTCTTGCCACAAGATCATCCACACCTTGTGCCTTAATATCAGATATAGCTGCTTCGGTTACTGGCGTTTCTGGTTTGAAATCATTAGCATCACTTGGCTCACCGATATCTCTCGTATAGACAAAACAATCATCTTTGATGAACTTAAGCAGGGCAGAATTTTCAGCCACCAAGTTATGAATAGTCTCGCTGGACTTCTCAAAGGCTTTTCTTTCAACTTCAAGAGCGCGAATATAAAGCTCATGAGCGTGAATCTTTTCCTTTAAGCGCAGATTTTCATTAAGAGATTTATCTGCATCTGCCACCAGTTTCTGATAGTCCGAGTATGTGACGTACGCGCCTTCTGCGGATTCTTCCATCCATATTGAACATGGCCCGTCTTGTGGGTCAGATTCTGCTTCATAGCGTTTTACTTCACTCATAATGTGTTCCTTGAAAGAGGGTTAGGCTGCCATCCTTGGCTGAAAAGTTTCAGGCTGCGCTGGAGAATGTCAGACGCTTGAAGATTTCACGCACACGATCAACGTCGCCTTCGCAGTACTTGGCTACCTGAGCGATTTTCCCGTCGCGGACGAAATCCCAAACCATGCTTCCGTCAATCTCTTCGCCTATCTCGCTGCCTTTTCTTGGCAGGTTCAGCACCTCGCAAAGCTTATCCAGGCTGACGCGACCGTTATGCCCAGCCCATTGGATCATCGTGTCGAAAACTGACTTATCCCAAGGGCGTGCGCTGAATGGAATGAAGCGGGGCGGTGCAATACCAAGAACGGCGGCCCGTTGGAATATGAAGCGTAAATCGAAAGCCACGACGTTATGCCCGATGAACGTCGGTGGGATATTCCGTGATGGGTCGTAATTGCGATTCAGGAAGTCGAACAAGCCAGCGATGATTTGTGGCTCAGAATTCGCCCAGTCTTCGCTGTAGAAGGTTTCTACCGGAGAGTCTCCTGCGGCTACTGAGATAACGCAGATTTGACCGCGACCTCCATCAAAGCTTGTTTTACGCCATTCCTCTTCGGCTGCGGATTCGCGATTTGCGTCCAACCACTCCCTGATGCTTTCAAGTTTTTTGTATTGTCCGGGCGCGGTGATGGAATCGGCAATTTTCTGCTTAAAAGCTTCGTCTTGGGATGGGATTGTTTCGATGTCGAGAAAGATGTTCATATGGTTTCCTGTGAATTTTTTATAGCCGAACCCCTAGCAGGGATCGGCTATGTGATTTAAGTGAACGGGAGGTTTAGAACGGAATGTCGTCGTCGAAATCCATTGGTGGCTCGTTGTTCTGGGCTGCCGGTTGGCTTTGCTGCGCTGGACGTGATTGCTGAGTGCCGCTGTGTGCAGGCCTACTGCCATCTGCTTTGCCTCCGAGCATCTGCATCGTGCCGCTGACATTGACGTGAATCTCTGTGGTGTATTTCTCGACGCCTGCCTGATCTGTCCACTTCCGTGTGTTCAGTTTCCCTTCAATGTAGACCTGAGACCCTTTCTTTAGGTATTCACCAGCTATCTCCGCCAGCTTTCCAAACAGAATTACGCGATGCCATTCCGTTTTTTCTTTCTGCTCGCCGGTGGCTTTGTCACGCCAGCTTTCGGAGGTTGCCAGCGTCATGTTGGCAACCGCGCCGCCGTTGGGCATGTAACGGATGGTGGGGTCATCCCCCAGTCGGCCGACTAAAATCACTTTGTTTATTCCGCTATTCGCCATTTATGCCGCCTTCTTTAGTTCGGTTCCGCGCGTTTTGAATACTTCAACGCACTTAGTTTGATGTTCGGGTGATGTTGCTAATGCATTCCATGCTGGCGTGTAAATCCCTTTAAGTTCTTCAACGTTCTGACAATCTGAGGCTTGGCTTGTGAAGTCCTTGAGTATTTCATCTGGGATTCTTTCCTGAGTTTGTTGTGGCTGCGCCGTTTCCGCTAAAGATGGAAGCGCCCAGGAGGGGAGTTTCGGCGGCATCCAGAAAATCTGTTTACCTTCCTTAGTCTTTGCACGATTCCATCCATTACGCTTTTCAGTGCTAACTTCGGCGAATCCTTCCTCCAGCATGTACAGGTATCTGCCGATACCCCATTGTACGGCTGCGCGTTTCATAGCTCCTGACATGCCGCCTTTAACTGCCTCAACCTGCGTGTTTTCTGCTGCGTCCCACTTGGTGATCCACTCGTCATCTACTTTCACGGAAATACCGCACATCACGCCCGAGTCAGGAGCGGCAGTAAATTCATTCCGCCATCCTGCTTTGCCGCAGACTTCATCAAGGCGTTTCATGATCGCCCGATTGGTCACATAGGCCAGAACCATAGCCCAAGGCTTTCCATTTGCAGTAACGCCGCATTGCTGCACTCGCCACTCAATATCTTCGGCAGCGAATGGTTCATCAAATTTATTTAAATCCACGCTGTGCCTCCATTATCCTCTTTACTTGATTAATGGTTCGGTGATCGGCAATGGCTTCGAGCTGTGCCATTTCATCTGTGAAAAATTCGGTCGCGCCATTCAATTCCGCATGCTCTATCGCGAAATCCTCATCTTCACGCTGATCTCGCAGGTAGTCATAATTAGTCCAGGTCATGCCGCATCCTCCTGCCTCATCACCACAAGATGACCGCGAGACTCCATGAACTCGCGAATGTTTGCCTCATCCATGAAGGCCAACATCTCTTTGTCTGGTAGCGTGTAGTGCAATTCAGCGCCTTCAACTTCAATCTTCACGCCGCGACCCATAGTGCCGCCAGAAATCTTCACGTCGGCGCATTCAAAAGTTATATTCATAACGGATTCCCCGGAGAGCGAAGAAAATCAACCAAGCGGTCGAGCCAGCTTTTGTGCGGTGGCGGGGTGAAGCTCGCAGATGTCAGGCAGTTTGAAGGGTGATGCTGAATGGATTTGAAAGCGTCAAAAGGGCGTCCCATGCAGGAAGCCCCGGCAATTGAATATTGCATGGGATACTCCGGTTTAATTAAATGTGAGTTTCTTCGTAGTGCGACTCAGCCATTTCTTTGGCTTCATCCATAGAATTTGCTTTGAAAACTAATGGGCGCAGTGTTGGTTTGTGTGCCAACGTTGCGTGCTTAATGCGGCGCTCTATATCGCCAACTCCAACTGCACTTCCCGTTTCGGCGTAGTAGACGCTAGTCTGCTTGCCCTCTGGGTAATACAAAGTCCATGAAGATGGATAAAGCTCAGACTTGTGTTCTGTAAGCAGTCGCTGAACATCCTGAAGGTATGAGGCCTGTAATTTTGCGAGTTTCTTCATTACTGATTCCGGCATCAGGACACCGCAATAAACTCCAGCGGAGAAATCAAACAACTTCTCCGGCACAATTTCGTATTTTGAATCTGTCATCTGATACTCCGTTTAGTTGATTTAAGTGATGAAGAAGCCAGCTCTTGAACTGGCTTTTGCATCCATTAAAAAAGCCGCGGTTAGGCGGCATCGTCATTACTGGTAACTGTGTATCCATTCTCTTCTAGCCAAGTAATTACATCGCTCTCTCCGACCGAATCCAGTGCGGCATCCAGCTCGCCCCCGGCCTTTATTTGAGACATCAAGTCGTCTACGTCCACACCGTCAGCCACCACGCGTGTTGTGCCATAACGAACGGCTTCAATGGCAACGGTTGAACAGTCGAAAGTTAATTCTGCTAATGACATGGTTATCTCCAGTTATAAAAAAGCCCTGCGGGGTGACAGGGCGAAGTGGTTCACAGCATTAAGTTGATAAGGGCGCTTATCACGATGCGCACTCAGTGAATGCGCAGCAGGAAGGGGCTCACTTCGAGACGATTGCATTCCACTCCTCAATGGCTTTCACCGGGCTGTCGAACGTGACTTTTGCAATCCATTTACAACATTTCAGTTGGAATTGATTGAGGATGTACGGTTCAGGGTTCAATCTGCATCCGTTGTTCCACTCAAATGCCTTAATCGATGGGGTGGTTTTACAGAAAGGGCATTGGTGTATTTTCGGCAAAAATTCGAATGAGATATCTGGAAGCAAACCATCATCCTCTCGCCACTGTAATTCGCCCGGAACGGTTACCGAATACCCGTTCCAATAATCAAATGAAGGAGACAAAACGTCTTCATGCCCCGCACCGCGCAGCCTGAATTCAGATCTGGATATCACGTTAATGCCTTTAACTGCGCGGCTTGCCATGCGCCAAAGATAAACACCACGCACCTCGGGCTTGCGTTCTGAATATTTAATCCACTCACTCATACTTCCTCCTCAACTCTCTCAATTTCAGATTTACGCAAGAACTTCTCATACTGCTCATGGTTCATTCGAACAGATGAACGTTCTGCTTCATTTTTAATTACGTATTCGTAACCGTTAGCCACCCTAGAAACGTCAAGGTGCTCACCGGTTAAAGTGTTGAACAGCTTCATGGGGATGACTCCGGTGGGGTGTTACGAAGGGGTTATTCTACTTCTGCTGATTCAGGTTCTTTCAGCCATTCAGGGTGAGCACCTTCGCCCAGATAGAAGTCGATAATCTTCAGTAGCCGAGGGTAGAATTTCAGTGCCCGTTTGCCATCCATTTCTGCAATTTCACGTTTAGTGAATGACCGCCACTTTTCTGCTGTGTGGTTCTGGCAACCGGCTTTGATATATTCGCCATTGCTGATTTGCAGGTAGTACTCTTCACCCATAATCACGTAGGTTAGATCAGGCAGGTCGGCATCGCGCAGGTCGGCACCGCACAGGTTGGCACCGCACAGGTCGGCATCGCGCAGGTTGGCACCGCACAGGTCGGCACCGCACAGGTTGGCACCGCACAGGTCGGCACCGCGCAGGTTGGCATCGCGCAGGTTGGCATCGCGCAGGTTGGCACCGCACAGGTTGGCACCGCACAGGTCGGCATCGCGCAGGTTGGCACCGCGCAGGTCGGCATCGCGCAGGTTGGCACCGCGCAGGTTGGCATCGCGCAGGTCGGCACCGTACAGTTCGGCACGTGATCCGTTTTCACGAAGCGACGTTACCCAGACCTTGTGTTCTTCAAGAATTTTCGCTAACTCAGTAGAGTTCATATCGGTAGTCTCAGTTAGTTATGTGATGCGGGGTGGGGGTTAGGCTGGAGGCATGGCAAGAAGCCAGTGCGTTACTTCCTGCGGCTCATAACGCTTCTTCAATTTGCCATCAGTGAAGATGTGGTAGTCATCATCACGCAAGAACCCGAACTCGTAATCTCCATCCACCCAAAGCAGAATCAATCTGTCTTTTGGCGGCATTTCTTCGCTGCATTTTTTCCAGTTTTTCATGTCTCTCTCACCCCTTAATAACGTGATATGGATGCTCGTATTTATCGCTGCGATGACCGGCGGCGAAAATAAGGTGCATTTCTTTTGGCCGGCATAGCACAGATAAATCATTTAAATACATACAGATACACACTCTGGCAGGCTATATTCATTTTCCCGTTAATTTAATCTTGCGTTGCCTACCACCGATTTGTAGATTCACGTCCATCAACCCAAGGAGAAAATCATGACTTATCTCGATGAATTAGAACTTATCCATGAAAGTGGCGATGTGCTTTATCCAGTAAAAATAACTAGGAAAACTTCTGGCAAAGCGGCTTTCCACTTAGTCCCTCCGGGCATGAATAAAAAGGACGGCACCATTGAAGTTATGGAGCCTTCTGATGTGATTAGTCTCGTAATAGACAATGGGCACTCAGTTCGTTGCAGCACATTGGTGGCTACAGTTGTTGGTAAGAGCGGAGTGAAAATTAAAAGGAAGGGTCTTTATAAAATTAGCGAGAAAAGCATCACAAAGTACAACATCAAAAAGTAACGCGCCTCTTCGCTATTAGCGTGCAGTAATTACTTCAGATTTACGGTACCCGGCTGCAAAGACGGCCACTTGCGGAAGGCACATATTGTCTGCACTCGGGTAATGCTTCGTAGTAGTGGTGATGGTCGCCACTACCGCTCTCATCGCTGGCTTACGTTTGCAGGTCAGCTCAGCTTTGCTAGGTGCTGCCGGTGATGCATCCAGACCGGTAGAGAAGTCATTAACTGGCAGCGCCTGTAAGTGCTTGCGAGCTTCACGACGACGACTATCTGCTGTGCCAGTGAATTGCGTTCTGCGTGTCATAAAACCTCCTGTGTGAGTTTTGGTGGTGAAATGCCTGGTGCATTCATCTCATCCCAAAAGTCACGCTTTGGTATTAATTGGCCTTGCGGCCACGTAGGTGATCCTCACCGTTGTTCAAAGAGCGTATCGAGCGGGTCGTTTCGTTTCGATGGGATAACTTTATCGAAATGATAAATTAATGGCAATAGCAAAATGATAAATTATTTGTCTTTTGGGATTATCATTTTGATTAAATTGATAATTTATTTATTTTCCTTCAGGCGTGCCTCATCGCACCTGCATAAAGGTGTGGTGAATTGGTGGTGGAGGGGGTGTTTAGCGGATTACAGGCACAAAAAACCCGGCTCGGTGGCCGGGTTGGTAGGATAGAGTTATAGGACACTTACTAGATATTTTAATTCTTTTTTATAACGGTCAGCTGAGCTGTTGACTTGCAGTCTTTTCCCTTCAACTGAGTGGAATGAGTTAACCTTTAACTCAGCGATTGGAATGCTTTTTGCCCCACTTATGCGCCCTGTAGACATAAAGTCATCTGTAATGACAAAAGCGTCTCTCGGATCATCAAAATCAAAAAGCTGTGGGAATTTTTCTGCTATTGCTAAGGCTCGTTCTATATACATCCGAGACGCGCTGTCAGGTGTGAATTTTTTCTGACTTTTGGCTCCAGCCATTGTCATTACTATTGCAGCAACTTTTGGCGTCCTTCTCCCTCCTGCTCTTTCATCCCATATTTTAAAGTCTTTATTAGTATTCGAGAGAAGATCTAATGTAAGTTGTAACGACTCAATAGAGTGCTCATCAACCCGGACAGGGATAATTACAGCATCAGCGGCACACCAAGCTAAATGGGTTCCACCTGCATAGAATGGACTAGTATCCATTATGATCTTATCGAGATTCTTCTCTTTTGCTTCTTTTTCTAGCACTTTGTGAAGGATTTCCAGAAGATTATTTACTGCCTTAGCATTATTTTGCGCGTTCGCTATTTGTAATTGTTGATAAAGGGTTGATGGGAATGCAAATAATTCCGCGCTTCCTGGGATGATGTATGCCGGTTTGCCGCCTTTAAATGAATCGCAATAGCTACTCACTTTGTATGAAATATCATCTGGAACGTCACCGAATGCAGAACCTAGCAGCGCAGGCTGAAGCGCATTTAGAATATTCACTCGGTGCTCAGAGCCGCGTAGAATATTTTCAGTTAGATTTGTCTGTGCGCACAAGTCAGCAATCAGCAATGAGTGTTTGCGGGATATCTCGAAAGACAAATTAAATGACAGCGTTGATTTACCAACGCCACCACGCAATGTTGTTACTGCATAGCTTCTATATTTCAGTTCACCAGTATAAATATAACCTTCTTCAACAACCTTTGAATGGTTGTCCAAAATTTTCTGAATATCCGTTGCCATGATCTTCCCCGCTGAGTGTTTTGTCATCAGAAACTATCACGCTGAGCATGCAGGAGCAATGAAAAAGTGCAGGAGCACCAAAAAACCGCAGGAGCAATGAAAAAGTGCAGGAGCACCAAAAAACCGCAGGAGTAAAAGGCCGCATCTCTGCGACCTCACCACCTAGGCTTTCAGTCAGTGCCCAACATATCCAATCGCAATAATGAGAACTGCTATGCATGTAACTCTACTGGCACGGATTATCTGATCTCGGTCTTTTCTGTAGATAGCAAAAACTAGGGTAGGTAATGCCCAAATCATTAGAACTAAGCCAATTATTGAGTAAACAGACATTTGCCCTCCATCAGTCACCTATCCATTGTTTTTCCAAACCGTAACTCACGCCAAAGGTTAGCGCTCACAGTGCCCCAAGACCCAATGTGCATGCATTTTCAAGGCGTGATGTATCTCGTCACTACCGGCCATTAAAAAAATCAGTATGAGCAGAACTAAGAGTATGGCGAACAGCGCATAGCGCATCGCAGATCCATTGCTGTAAATGTAAGATAAAGTGAATATTGGAAGATAATATAACGAAATCTTTGCAGTGAGAATAGAGAGGGATACCCTGATTAGATAGGTAAGAAGCAAACCAGCCAGCACATTCCACCTCTAGGTACTTGGCCGGCTGCTGTCTTGCAACGAAAATATAATTTCGGCTTTTCTGGCTGTCAAACGAGCTCACTTAGGTGGGATTTTGCTTTCTGGGTCATTGTAAATTACGGTAATTTCGCTGCAGAAATCCTTCCTCTTGTCGATATCGCCTTTACCACGACGTGGATGAGAGGTTTTATGAGCATGAGAGGGCGGTTAATTATCTGGGTAATCGGACTGGTTATAGGCATCCCAACATCGATCTACGGTGTACAGTGGATGGAGTTTAAATTTTTAAAACAGCAAATTGACTGCATTACCGATACGAATGATGCATTGATGAATGAGTTCTCTAAGGTAGAGCAAGGTATCCACGCTCAGGATTTTGATAGCATCAATGGAGAGCTAAAAGTCTGCATCAAAAACATTGACGCTAGGAAAGGCACTATCAAATTTGCTGAGGAGCAGTACAAAAGGTACCACTAGGCATAAAAAAGCCCTCAGGAAGAGGGCTAGTGAAACATCACAAAAAATTTAGCTCGGAACAGGAGGGTTACTCCTTAGTTAACGATAGCCTATGGCGTAAATTTGACTTAAGTTATTTTGTTTTCGTAATTAAAAAAATGGCCTGTGGGCTATCACATGAGCAGAGATCAGGGTGGTGACCTATTGACACCCAAAACGGGGCGTTTTCCCTACGTGTGGATTATATTCAATCGTTTATACTGTCTATTGGGTGGCGACCGGGTAGGGATTCAGGCACAAAAAACCCGGCGCAGTGGCCGGGTTGTTAGATTTCTTGCTGTTAGTACTGATAAGCCATTTTATAAGCTTCGAATGCATCCTTGTGGCGAACCTCTCCAGCTTGACTGCTAGGCAGCTCAGCTAGAACCGAATCTTCATTGGAAGCTGGAATACCTTTTGCCTTGTTCAGCATAGCCAGCTCGAAAGCGCAGCCGGGGCATTTATGGCGTCCAGTATTCCCCTGATTTTCCGGAAGAACGCTAAACATAGGGTTGTATCGGTGATTCTTCTTACAAATATAAGACATGCAAAGTACCTATAAACAATAGGCACAGGCTACTTTACATGGGATCTCTCATGGGATACTCTCAGCGGTGAGATCTCAAGAAAGCAACTAGTACCTGTTTTCAAATTGGCCCTGACAGTTCATACCTGTTGGGGCCGTCCTATATATGGCGATCAAGAAATAACCATATAACCTCGGGATAATATCGACACCACATAAAAACTTCAATTAAAAGATCAGCTTATGCTGTGTTTTTTCACATCTGTAATTCCATCCAATAAAAAAGGCCGCATCTCTGCGACCTCTCACCTTAACCAGCCCAAAGCTAAAGCAGGCGTAGCTTAGTTTCTACGGCAACACCTATGATTCTGCAGTTTCCATTAATGGGAACAAGCGGCCAGACTGGATTCAACCCTTTCAGATACCATTGCGCACCATCAATAACCAACTTCTTGAACGTCGCCTCATTCGAATCTGTGAGTTTGGCGATCACTAGGTTGCCATTTGCCGGATCGCGGCCTGTGTCAAAAAGAACAAATGTCCCTTCTGGGATGCTAAGACCTGCAGGCGAAGTCATAGAATCCCCATCCACCTCAAGCCAAAAAGCATCCCCTTGAATATGAGCGTCTGATTCTAGCCATAGATCTATGTCTTTCATGGAGTAAGACTCTACAGCTTCACTCCACGCTCCAGCTTGAACCTTGCTAATAACAGGGTATTTGTTTCCAGGAGCATATGAACCGGCAAATGAGACATTAGATGTAACCCCTGCATCTTCTTGCAGTGTATCCAGCCACCCATTTGGCAGGTTCAAAGATGATTCAATCTTTCTCGCTAAGTTACCCCCAATGTTTCGGAAAGAATTCTCTCCCGTTAACTGGCTCAACTGAGCCGGAGCCAGTCCACTTAGAACTGCAAAGTCAGCCCTCGTAGATTTAGGGTTATTAGCTAGATGCTCTTTTAGTAAGGCTGCAAGATTTGCTCGCCTGATGTCTTTAGTTTCCATGTGCCAATTCTCACACTATTTAGCAGTGTGATAAATATGCAAATTGATAAATATCAGTTGCAGTAAATTTATCATAACGATAAACTTGTCTTTGAAATAACCAAGAGGACAAGACCATGAACAACGATTTGCTCCGATGGAGAAAGGAAGCAAGTTCTGACCAGTGGTCAAAACTTGCAATCCTCGCAAATACCTCAGTTGGTTACCTAGATCAAATCGCATATGGATTTCGTCGCGCCTCCCCCGGCAAAGCGAAACAGATTGAAGCGGCAACTAAAGAATTCACCGCTTTAGATCCGGTAACAAAAGAGAATTTAGTGTTCGCACAGGTGCGAGCTACAGCAGCATAGCAACACCGCTCTTTTCACAATGGACATTCGTCCTACGTCGCTGCAAAGCGAAGTCAAAAATACCAAATCTAACTGTGGTCATCCCCACGGGCTGATCACGCAAACTCACAACTAACCAACAACGGAAGTATCACGCATGGACATTGCAAGCACTCGCAATAAAGCGAATGAAATAACAAGCAAGATTATGAATGGCATAGCTATTCGTGGTCAGCGAGCAGTCGCAAAAGCAGTAGGCGTTAACGAGTCACAAATCACCAGATGGAAAGAAACGATGATCCCCAAGATGGGAATGCTCCTGGCAGTTTTGGAATGGGGAGTAGAGGACGAGGAATTGTCGAAGCTGGCTAAGTCAGTAGCGCGGTTACTCACAAAAGAAAACGCCCCGGAGTGCTTGGAACACTTCGAGGCGTAGTTGCAAATAACTGTTCATATTCACAGGAGTCATTATATGCAAAAGAGCAGAAAACTCAAGCAAGAAGAGGAGCGGCGTTATCCAGACTCACCCGATCCAATCGTAATGGCAGCCGCCACAAACAAGCCGTTCGCTGAAAGGTTTATTGGTTGTTTCAGACTGGCTAAAGCAGGGGTGAAGAATGGGCAACGCAGCTAGACATTTACAGCTAGTAACCACCTCTCCTGAGGTTATGGAGACTCGCGTGGCACAACTTGAGGATGGGTTCACTCGGGTGGCTAACGATCTGCTGGATGCTGCTATGGCCTCAGGATTGAGCGAAACAGAGCTGTGTATTCTTCTCGCTGTGTGGCGGAAGACATACGGCTACAGCAAAAAAATGGATTGGATCAGCAACGAGCAGTTAGAGGGAATGGTAGGCAAGCATCACACGCATTGTTCTACTGCTAAGAACTTGCTTATCAATAAGAAAGTCCTTCTTCAGGAAGGCAGAAAGGTTGGCATGAACACCAATGTCGCCGAGTGGAAAACAAAGGTTAACGGGTTCTGCAAAACATTAGCTAAACCTGCTAAGAAAACCTTAGCAGAAGTTGCTTCTGAAACTAAGCAGAAGTTGCTAACCACAAAAGACAATATACAAAAGATAAAAGAAACTACCCCTAAATCCCCAGAGGGGAGTTTGGTCGAGCAGGAAGAAACCAAACCCAAAAAACAGGCAGCATCAAAATTCACATTCGACCGTGAACGTTTCCAAGACACCTGGAACTGCAAAGCCAAGAAGCACGGACTGCCACGCATCACCAGCATCAGCATTTCCACCGAGAAAGGCATTAAGCGCCTGTATGAATCCCACCTGCTGCACTGCAAGCAGACCAAACGATCGCCAGCTGACATCGACACGTTCATCAACGGTTACATTGAGTTCGGTTATGAACCATCTCCGTATGCCATGGGCGATAACCCAGCCGGAAGGAAGTACGGGATAGACACCGCGCTGACTCAGCGGATTATCGACAAAATCATCAGTCAGGAGGTTTGACATGGAGAGTTATGAATTCGAGGAGCTACTCGTAGGCTCGATGATCGTGAAAGGCGATCACATCGACTGCCGAGACATCGCCGGGAAACTTCCTGCCGAAGCCTTTGAAAACTTTCACCTTCGCCGCATGTACACCGTCATCGTCGCTCTGCTGAGCAAAGCCGAGCCGACAGACATGTTCACCGTGCAGAGCAGCGTTCCTGCGGAGACGAAAGACTTCGTACTTGAAGTGGCTACTCGCTGCCGTTCCGCGGCAAACATCAAGGCATGGGCTAAGCGTGTTCGCCAGTGCTGGATGCTGCGACAGGGTGAGGCTGAACTACTCAAAGCAGCTGAGCTACTCCGGGGCGCATCAACGCATGATTTGGGTGAACGTCTGGCAGAAGTATCAGGGATGCTTTCCAAGCTTCAGTTTGAAACCAACGACCGTTTACCGCGGAGAATTGGCGACATGCTGGACGATTACATGGAAGTGCTGGAGAAACGCATGAAAGGTGCTGAGTCTGGCATGTACCTGAAAACTGGCATTGATGCGATGGATGATGAGTACGGCGGCTTCGACCGAACAGACCTGATCATCGTAGCCGGTCGCCCGGGCATGGGTAAGACTGAACTGGCAATCAACATCGGTAACTCAATTGGCCGGCAGAAGGGGAAAGGGCTGTTGGTGTCGATGGAAATGTCTGACATGCAGGTGGTCGAACGCCACGTTGCTGACCGAGCTGGGCTGTCGGTTGGTTCGCTGCGTAACCCACTGAACATGCTGGATGAGCAATACACCAGACTGACAGCGGCTACCGGCACCCTGATGGACGAGGACAACTACGTTATCGACGGGTCATTCACGGTAGACGAAATCATTGCTCACGCTGAGCGCATGAACATGGACGGCGGCCTTAGCCTCCTGACGATTGACTACCTCGGCCTGATGAAGAAATCCAAGGCAGAGCGTAACGACATCGCCATCGGCGACATCACCAGCAAGCTAAAACAGTTCTGTCTTCGAAACAAGGTTCCCGTAATCCTTCTATCCCAGCTTAACCGCGGCGTTGAGTCACGCCTTGATAAGCGTCCCGGATTGGGTGACCTGAAGGACTCCAGCTCCATTGAGCAGGATGCAGACGTGATTATTTTCCCTTACCGAGATGAAATTTACGACGAACGCAGCAACATGAAAGGCATCGCTGAAATCATCGTGGGCAAATACCGGTCTGGGCAGCCAAAGACGTTTTACATGGGCTGGAAGAATGGTCACTTCGTCAATATCGATCAGGCAGACGCTGCAAAGCGTTACGCGGAAAACACAAATAAACCGACTGACAACAAGTCATGGCGGGGAGGCGAGTGATGGTCATCTGTTATCGATGCCTAAAGCTTTATGATCCTTCTACCGCACCTCTCACTAAAACAAATCGTTTGAAAATAAAAGAGCCAGCCTGCCCACATTGCGGCTGCAAAATTTATTTCAGCTAAGGGGAATTCTGATGGAAAAGCCAATCGACACACGAAACTGGAAGTGCCTTTTCGGCATGCATCAGGCTGAGATTGTTGAGTCAACCAAGCGCGCGAAATACTCACACTCAACTAGCACGCTGCCTTACAAGGCTTGGACTCATATCGTTACTCTCTGCGTGCATTGCGGGAAAATTGAATCGGGGGAATTCTGATGGACACTAAACCATTCAAGAAATGGCGCACAAAGGCCATCACCTCCCACGGAATCATAATTAAGGGGAAGACGGAATGAAAGACCTGACCATGGCAGCCATCGCCATGATGCCAACACTGTTCTTTGCTATGTGCTCATGGAGACTGGCAATCAACGACAAATGGCCATGGATAGTCTTCGCGATTTTCTCCCTGCTAACCCTACCAAGAATTCACATCGAAGGATGACCAAATGAACTTAGGCGAACAAAAGTGGAGCAAAGAAGCCGAGATGACCGAAGCATGGTCAAAGGCTGCTGCTCACAACGAATGGAAAGAGAAGGTTGTCGAAGCTGCCCGCAAGTGGGTGAAGTGCAAAGGCCGCTACCACTCTGAAATTAACACTAAGGCGTTGATGGAACTCTTTGAACAGGAACCTAAGCCATGAATATAGCAAAATGCATTAACAAATTTTACGAACGTTACCCGCTGGCAGAGTTCAAGAGCGACACGGAACGAGCCGAAGCGCTGGGCTACTTCATGGCCGGTTGTGAGCTAATCAGCAACAACTACGAGTTTCTGGAATATGAAGCAGAAGCAGACGAGGGTGATGATGAATAACGATTTAGAGCAGTTCAGCGAAGAAAGACTGATTGAGCTTTCAAGATTTAAACAGGCATCTGAGCTTGCAGCGCTTGCCCGCATAGCCCTATCAGCTAAGCAGGCCAAATCAGCAGCGCTTGACCGAACCAATGCATTCACAGACGAAGACCTTGAAGGAATGACGCACGGCAACAATCCAGTAGCGAATGCTTATCGGGAGTTGCTGGCATTTCGTAGAGCAGCAAAGCAGGCCGAAGTGGTTGCATACATCACATACAAAGGGCAATTGCTTCACGCCGCCGCCCCTAAACCGGAGAGTGAATGATGATCCATTATCACGGTGGGCCAATAACGCCTGACCCGTGCGCAATGAAGGCATGGAAAGGGCGACACGCTTTTATCTCGTTCGCTAATGCTAGTCAGTTGAATCTTGCCTCTGAAATCTGTCAGTCATTCGCCTTGGACAACGGCGCATTCACTGCATGGAAAGCAGCTGGTAAGAACAAAATCGATTGGTCTGATTATTACGCTTTCGTAGAACGCTGGAAAAATCACCCCGGCCTAGATTTCGCAATCATCCCAGATGTGATTGATGGAGGCGCTGAGGAAAACGATGCGTTACTGGCAGAGTGGCCGCATGGCTCATTTGTAGGTGTTCCGGTTTGGCACATGAACGAATCAGATGACCGCTTCATTCGGCTTTGTAATGAGTACCCACGAGTAGCCATTGGCAGCTGCGGAGAGTACGACGTTAAATCCCCGCTCAAAGCGGTGGCACGCCTGAAGGACATTATCCGCCACGTTGTTGATGAGCATGGGCAGCCAATAACCAAGCTACACGGCCTGAGAATGCTTAACCCGACAATCTTCACTCGCTTACCGCTGGCATCAGCTGACAGCACAAACGTAGCCAGGAACATTGGGATTGATAGCGCGTGGAAGGGTACTTATTCGCCCCAGTCAAAAGAAACGCGGGCAAGCATTTTAGTCGAGCGTATCGAGTCATTTAACAGCATGTCATGCCTTAATTATTGCGAGAAACGCGACAGGTTCAGCATGCAACTTCAAATGGAAATCTAAGCCGTGAGGTGACAAGTGACCAAACAAACCTACCAATTACGCAACGAACAAATCCTCAGTAACGCAATAAACCACCTCCGCAACACTCCGCTTAATCCAGACAAACCATTCATCGTAACTATCCAAGAGCGTACCCGCTCACTGGAGCAAAATGCACGTTTATGGGCAACTTTGTCTGACATCAGCGAACAGGTTAACTGGCACGGTCGAAAGCTCACCACAGAACAGTGGAAGCATATTTTCACCGCCGCGCTGACTAAGCAGGATGTGGTGCCGAATCTGGCCGGTGATGGCTTTGTCGTTCTCGGGCAGTCAACCAGCAAGATGACAGTCGGCGAACTCAGCAACCTGATAGAGCTGATTAACGCATTCGGTGCGGAGCAGGGCGTCAGGTGGTCTGATGAATCACGTCAGGCATTGGAGTGGGCTCGGAGATTTGGCGAAACCAAGAGGGCTGCATGATGAACACTCAAGACAGCATCGAATTATTCGAAACCAGAAAGAAAATCATCAAGAACTTTGTGGCAGCACATAACGGAGTTCGGCGCGTAGATGTCCAGAACAAGCTTGGACTGAAAGACACGTTCACGGCTGACCTGCTGACGAGGGTTGTCAGGCTCGGTGAAATATATCGATTCGGTACTGGTCCGACTATTCGCTACTGGATTAGCGAGGAGCGCATGAACGAATACAACGCCTCACAGGCTGAGTCAGAACCTATCTCAATGAAAGAGGTGGCTCCTGTCAGCAAATGCAGACGCTCAGCATCGGCAGAACCTGAAATGATATTCCTGAGCAGAAAGCGCCCGGCTGGAGTGAATGTAGTATTCGAAGAGTGCAAACATAACTTCGGCATTCTGCCGGTATTACAGGTGATGGCTCGGAGGCTTTATGGCTAATTCACCCTGGCAACGAATAGAGAACAACGCAATCTTCAAAGTATCCCACCGCAAGAAACGCAAGACCCTCCCAGCAGCAAACCAGATAGAAACTTTCGACTACGTACACGGGCTATTACAGGCCAAGTGGAACCGCATAAGGCTTACCCGATGAATGAAGATTCGCTATGTGCTGGCTGCGGAACGCCACTCAGTGACGATGAAGTCTATTGCTGCGAAGACTGTCGCGACTGGTGGGAAATGACGGGAGTCGAGGTTTCTGAGCATCTGAGGAGTGAGAGTGATGAGTGAATTAAAAGCAGGAGGCCTAGCTATGGTGGTAGGCGGCAATCCTGAGCTATTTGGGATGGAAGTTAGAACTGTTCGCTTAGTAATGCCAGGAGAGGCTGCAACTGGCCCTGACGGCAGGAAAGCACTTAATGTTGTCAGGCCAAAATGGATGTGTACAGACTCAAGGATCATTACTCCGCTTGCTGATGGGTCATCATTAGATGGTTGGGGATTTTTCTGGATAAATCATCTAATGCCAATCGACGGCGACGACTTCAGCCATGAGTATGAGAAAAAAAAGGAACTGAGTCATGGCTAAAGATCCGAGGCTACGCAAAGAGCCAAAGAAACCAAAACCGAAAACCTGCTGCATCTGCTCCACCAAGTTCTCCCCCTTCTTAAGTACTCAAAAAACCTGTTCCGTTCCCTGCGCCGTCATCTACGGCAAACGCGCCGAAGCCAAGAAACAAGCCAAAGCCGAAGCTGCGTCTGCAAAAGAAGGTCGTGAGCAATGGCGTGAACGCAAGGCCAATCTGAAGCCGCTGAAGCACTGGGAAGATATGACTCAGCGAGTGGTGAATGACTACATCACCAAAGGCCGAGACGTTGACGAGCCATGCATCAGCTGCGGGACATACGAAACAGTGCAATGGGAAGCGGGACATTACAGGTCAAGAGGCGCGGCATCACACCTCAGATACAACGAGGACAATATCCACAAGCAATGTCATCGATGCAATGCCGAGCTATCAAGCAATGCCATTCCTTATCGAGCCGCACTGGTACTGAAAATCGGCCTTGAGCGTGTCGAGGCGCTTGAAAACAACAACGCCCCTCACCGATACACCCGCGAAGAACTCGACGGCATGCGTGCCACGTACAGAGCGAAATTGCGAGCATCAAAGAAACTATCGGAGGCAGCATGAGTATTCAAAACACCATTGCTCTACTCGAATGGTACCGACCTCGCAACGTGGCCGCTGTACGCACACCCTCCGGCATTGTCTTTATGGGCGCTCGCAATCTCAAGCCTAATGAGAAGAAAACTCTGCTGGAAATCCCTCAGAGCGAACTGGACGCAGCTATCAGGTGGCAGAAATGACAGGTGAACATTTAGTGGCAATTTTCAGTTTCCTCGGCGTCTGTAGCGCAATCCTGTTCTCGATGGTCTGGATGTGCGTCGCAGCAAGAATCTGCTGGGCTTATTTCAATTTCTGCGTAAGGAAGGCAATTAAGTCGCACGACCTTCTGAAGCACATCAATGGAATACCAAAAAAAATGACCCAATACGACAGATTCGAACTCGCCCGGCTCGCCGAGGAAGAAAAGCTTATCGAACAAAAGCTAAATCGTATTCGTGAGCAGCGCCGCGAAATCATCAACAGGTCAGATGCCAATAAGGTGAAGGTATGAACCTCGAAGCGACAGTCAAATACCACTTCCCGAAAACGGCCAATTTCGAAGGCATGCCACCAGCTACTAAATCTGATGCTCTAACTGGCACGGATCAGATGGCAGCCATGGGAATGGTTCAGTCTATTGCGCCGATGGGATTCAGCGCTTTTATGGGGAAGGTAGGGGTAAGTAAAAACGACGCAGAACGCGCCGTCACGCTGTTAACAGAATATGCATTACAAACCTGCGATAAGGTTGCAGCCTTACGCAAACTCGATAGCGATATTAAACCAGCAGTTGTGCAAACTCTCGCAACTTATGCCTACTTGGATTATTGCCGGGCGGCGTCCAGCAAAAAGCCTTGCGAATGCTGTAACGGTGAGGGATTCACTGACGCTGAGGTATTCACTACCAAATCACACACTCCCTTTGTTGCTCAGGACGTAATGCGAACCTCAATAAAATGGGGAGCGAAGGGCGTAATACCATCGGAATACGAAGTGCGCCGAGAGATTCGCGAGCAAGTGAGGGTATTGTGCAAAGAGTGCAATGGAAAAGGCACGCTATCAACTGCATGTAGCGACTGCCGGGGTCGAGGTGAGGCTGTAGACCGAGAGGAAACTAAGCGGCAGGGCGTACCGGTGAAGTGCAAATGCAAGCGGTGTAACAGTCGAGGTTTCGAGAGAATCCTGTCGACTGATGTCCACCGCGCAGTCTGTCAAATTACCGATGCGATCACCCTGGATACTTGGAAGAAGTCAGTTAAGCCGTTCTACGACGGACTTTCAACAAAGTTAGAAATTGAAGAGGAGTGGGCTAATTCGGCACTGAAGAAGGTCACTCAGTGACAAGCAAGGAGCCCTCTTCGGAGGGTTTTTGCTTCATTGGCTTATTTCTTTTCATCATCTGAATTGGAGCTAGGCTCACTTGGCTTACTCTCTGAGCTATTTTTGTTTTTACCAAATTCAATGCCAAAGCTGTCCTTAAGAAATTTTTCAAAAAACTCAACCTGTTGAAGTAAGGCGTTTATTGTTCTTTCTTTTTGAAAGATGAGCTCATCTTTAAGATGAAGTATCACTCTCATTTCTGTCATTACATCTTTCAAGTGTTTTACATCGTTAGAATCTCCACTTCCATTCACTGAATCCTCTAGAATCTGAACGATCTCTGCATTCATTGACCGACCATTGGCCTTTGCCCTCTCTTGGATCTTTTCTTTAACCTCATCAGGAATTCTCACGCCCAAGGGAGAGATGCTTCGCATACCCTTCATTTCTACTCCAAGTTACAGTTGCAAATAATCTACACAGTGTAGTCAAAATCGCTTTGACAAAAAATACACACGGTGTAGTATTTAATTATCACAGTGAAGAGGGTTTGATATGGAAAACGCACGAAACATCCCACCAACAGGAATTCGTTTCCCTGACTGGCTGAAAGACGCACTTAAATCTGCAGCAAGCAAAGAATGCCGTTCCCTCAATGGGGAGGTGATTAAACGTTTGGAGAAAAGCTTGAGAGAAGAGGGCTTTTTGAGTGGCAACTAAAAACAGTGAAGCCCTAACTACTTGCGATAGTCAGGGCCTCGGCGTCAGAAACCTTAAGCGAGTAACCGACATGAAAAGTATAGCGAATTCAGAACTTAATTTCCACGGCACAGCGCTTATACCTGTGAAAGATGTTAATGGGGTTTGGTTGACTTCAGCAGATGTGGCAAAGGCGCTGGGATACAAGAGCACTAAATCAATCTCTAACCTTTTTGTGCAGTACGAGGACGAATTTTCCCAGGGAATGACAATGGTCATCGAATCAGTGACCAATGGGATTAATGGGTCATCGCGCCGTATGAAGGTGCGAGTTTTCTCTCTACGTGGTGCACACCTGATTGCAATGTTCGCTCGTACGCCAGTAGCCAAAGAATTTCGCCGCTGGGTGCTCGACATTCTGGATCGCGAAGTCGCTCATTCACCAATTGCCAAGCAGTTCACGGATGAAGAACTGATTAACCTTTCCTACATGTGGGTATGGATGGACAAAGGCCGCCGTGTTGCTAAACAGGTTTACCCGGCACTGCACCAACTCGGCTCTCCGCACCATGGTTTCTTCTACGACATGGCAAACGAAAGTCACTACATGATCGACAAGGCGCGGGATAGTCTGGTTCGCGAAACTGAAAATATCGACATGAACGGATTTCATGCTCGAAACGCACAAGGGATGTTAGATCGCTTGAATGGAAAGGAAGGGGTTCACTGAAAGGCGTATGGGATGGCGCGTTTGCTCTGGCATACAGCAATAAAAAAGCCAGTAGTTTGCACCTACTGGCGTATGTCACATGCCCTAACTATCACATAAGGAATGTCGAATGACTGCATTAAAGATAGCAGACCACAGATCACATGTCACTATGTCAAGTCGCGAGATATCTAAGCTCACGAAAAAGGAGCATAAGAATGTAATCCGCGATATCTGGGAAATGCTCGAAGACCTGTACGGCATTACAAAAGATGGCTCAAATCTGAGTCATAAGAAAAATCAAACAGTTACGTTGGTTGATGGCGTCGATATTACGGTTGACTCACGCGGTTACGTATCAAGCTTTCGACTCGATAAGCCTCATGTTGAGTGTTTGCTTACGGGGTACAGCGCTGTTTTGCGAATGACTGTTATTCGACACATTTATAGTCTCGAAGAAAAAATCAGTCAGCGGGCACTTCCAGTCAACTATAAAGAGGCTTTGTTAGCACTCGTTCAGTCTGAAACGGAAAAAGAACTGATCACAGCTGAGCGTGATGAGGCCGTTGAAACTAAAGCCTGGATTGGCGAAAAACGTGAAGCTACAGCAATGGCAACTGCATCAGCTGCAGTACGTGAAAAGAACAAGCTTGCAGAGAAGATCGGCGAAAGTAAGAAACATGCAGCTATCATCCCGGTAGAAAAGAAAACAGACCTGGAATTTAAGTGGCAACCACTTCGCAAGTGGTGCAGAGAAAACGGAGTAAAGCCAAAAGAGGTTGAGGATAAACGCTTTGGCACTGTGAAGTCGTGGCCTCGCGAAGCTTGGCTTGCAGTGTATGGCGTAGATTTAAGAAAGATTTTCTAATCGGCGGAAATCTCCGCCAATCTTCCAACCTCGCTCAGGCGGGGTTTTTTATTTACTGATCATCCAAACAGTTAAAAGTTGCATTTTCCCGAAACTGGGTTTATATTCCTCTAACACTAGAAATCCGTGAATCTGTTACGGTGAGTGAAAAGCATAATGAAAGCCCTGAGTTAATAGATCAGGGCTTTTCTATTTATTAGCTTAGGTAAAAGTGGTCTTGATCAATCTTTATAGTGTTAAAGTTTTGAGCGATCGCGGCATATGCCTTTTTACTAGCTTGTGGATCTCTTGACGCATTAAATACAACGACATAAACGCTTACTTTCTTACCTACTGCTTGAGCAGGGAATGTAAAAGTACCTTCGGATATCTTCATTAGTGCGCAGTGCAATTGGCTTGTTGTTACAACACTTCTAAATCTTTGTACTAATGATGATTCGATGCGGAACTTTAAACTTTTTGTAATCATATTTACCCCCTTCTAAAAAGTTAATTGATCATCGGCATAGACTTAAAAATCATTAATCTTTTTGATTATCCGTGATTTCATTGCGAATCTGCCAAAACTAAGATTATCAAGTAATTACACGTGGCGTTTATTTACTTTCTCGAATTCGCATCTATAGGTAAAACATTTTCGGATAAACTTAACCGAAAAGCACCAACCCTCCAGTAAACAAAAATGTTGACGTGGTAAGCATTAATGATTACTATAATCACATGTTCAACAAACAGGAGGAGTAGTGAAGCAAAGCGAGTTTAGGCGGTGGCTTGAATCGCAGGGAGTTGAAGTTTCAAACGGTACTAACCACTTGAAGCTGAGACTAAACGGGAATCGAAGCGTAATGCCAAGGCATCCCAGCTCTGAGATTAAAGAACCACTAAGAAAGGCCATACTCAAGCAGTTAGGCCTGAACTAATAAACCAGCCTCTCGGGGCTGGTTACTCAGAAGCTTCACTAAGACTAAAATGCGATATCCGATAAAGTTAGAGCCCGATACGGGTGGATATGTCGTCAGATTCCCAGATATCCCTGAAGCGTTAACGCAGGGTGATACGAAAGAGGAAGCACTAAGTGCGGGGCTAGATGCTCTGGTAACTGCCTTCGAGTTCTACTTCGAAGACAACCAGAAAATCCCGATGCCAGGTGAAATCACTGGCGATTTTGTGGAAGTGCCACCAAGTATTACGGCGAAAGTAATAATGCTAAATACTTTCATTGATTCCGGCTTTACTCGCGTAGAGCTGGCGTATCGTATGGGAATAAAAAAACAGGAAGTCACGCGCCTGTTTGACCTAAAACATTCGACGAAAATAGACACTATCCACGCTGCACTAGTAGCTATGGGTAAGAGCTTGAGACTCGAAGTTTAAATCTAGAAATATCCTTTAAAGGCTGCCTCCTGGCGGCCTTTTTTATTGCCCAAATTTAGAGCCCGACCAATCAGTCACCTCACCCTCATGAAACCATGCGGTAGCGGCTCTATTCCCTATGACTACTCACAGCCTGCCACTACGAGAGGTTACCGGATGAAGAATATGCCAGATAGACCCGACACATGGGCGGCCATGATCGCCTGGCTGGCAAATCATCGTAATGAGGCTGGTTACTCCATTCTGGCATTCGTTATGTCGATACTAGCCACCTCACGAAACAAAAAGACTGTATGGCGTGACCGTATGACCGGCGCGGTGATGTGCGGGATTCTATGTTTCTTCGCTCAGCCGACCCTTACAGCCTTATGCGCGATATTCGGATGGACGTTCCCGCCTGAGCTCTGTTGGCCTTTCTCAGCTTTCGTTGGTTACATCGGCGTTGATGCGTTGTTCTCTTCGGTGAGAAAGCGCGTCGGCATGGAAGGAAGTGACGGAGGCGCAAATGCTGACAGTTAAACAGTTTCAACAGGCTGCCGGCCTGAATGATGCACTGGCGAATAAGTGGTATCAGCCAGTAGTGAACGCAATGGCGAAGTACGGAATCAATACTCCGCTCCGTATGGCTCACTTCATTGCACAGGCCGGTCATGAGTCATCAGGGTTTGCGACTGTTGAAGAAAGCCTAAATTACAAATCCTCCGCATTAACTGCGATGTTCCCGAAAAGAATCACCCCAGCAGACGCCGAGAGATACGGGCGCACTGAATCACACCCCGCAGACCAGAAGATGATCGGAAGCATCATCTACGCAAACCGAAACGGCAACGGCGATGTGAAATCTGGTGACGGCTACAAATATCGGGGGCGGGGATTAATTCAGATTACCGGTCGCGCTAATTACTCGGCGCTCGTTAATCAGCTGCGGGTGGATATCGTCAACAATCCTGAAAAGCTGACAGAGCCAAATCTTGCCGCAGAATCAGCAGCGGCATGGTGGAAGAATAACGGTTTAAACGAAGTTGCCGACTCGGATGATGTTGACCGCATCACCCGTATCATTAACGGCGGCACGAATGGAATGGAAGACAGGAAATCCCGGCTACTCAAAGCTAAGGGGATTCTATGCTCAACGTAATAAGCTTTATCCGAAACAACATTGGCATATTCATTGTTGCGCTGTTCTGCCTCGCCCTATGGGGATTGAACACTCGCAACTCACAGCTCACCGCCACTAACCAACGTCTTGAGCAAATGAACGACGCTAAAGACACTCAGATAGCAACTCTCCACAGTAAGAACGACGGCTTGGCTGAATCAGTCAAAAGCCTGACCGATGCTGTGCGAAGTCAAAACGAAGTGGTTAGCCAGGTAGCAGAACAACGGGCGGTTACTGCACAGCAAAACAGGAAACTACAGGATGAAATCAAGAAGTATCTGGCGTCAGACAAATGCGCTATTGCTCCTGTTCCCGCTGATGCTGTTAACAGGCTGCGTGAGAACGCAGACAGAATACGAAGCGGTAAAGATACCAAGCCTGCCATTGCCGGAAAGCCTGCTGGCTGACTGCCGGATTCCAGACATCCCTGATGAGATGACCTACGCAGATAGTGTGGTGCTCAACTTACTAATGCAGGGTGCTCTGGAAGACTGTACAAATCAAATAAGAGCAATTAAGACAATAGAAACCAAGTCGTAACAAAGGTGAGCGTTTGATAAAGGGCGTAAAATACGCCCAAGTTCATAAAATCACTTCTCAAGGCGAGAGAAAACCATAATCGCCTTTTTGTCATTTAGCGGGTCAGTTTTTACTTGAGTGGTAACCTCAAATGAGCTTACGGAAAAGTTCTTTCCCGTACCCTCATCAAAATGAAGGCTAACGCAGCCATTATTATCAAATTTGACTATGCGATGCGTAACACCATTCACGGTGACAGTATGATCAATGACAAGGCCGTCTTGATTAAATTCTAATTTTGAAACTTCTTCCTGAAGCTTAAAACCACCGTCAATTGAACCTTCGAGCTGAGGCATGATGCATCCTTAATTTTATGCCGCGTGATTGCGACCCAACATAAATACAGGCACTAAGTTAAATTTACAATTGGAAATACATACAGTATGTAAGGAATAACGAATGACCAAACCAGATTGGGAGGCCATCGAATCGGCATACCGAGCTGGCTTGATGTCTGTCCGTGAAATTGCATCGCATCACGGCATCTCCCACACTGCGATAAACAAGCAGGCAAAGAAGGAAGGATGGGAGCGTGACCTCAAGGCAAAGATAAAAGCCAAGGCTGATGCACTGGTTTCCAAACGTGAGGTTTCCAAACAGGTTTCCACGGAGAGAGCTATTTCGGAACGGCAACTAATTGAGGCATCAGCTGAGGTTATTGCCAACGTCCGTATGGAGCACCGAGGAGACATTCGCCGGGCGAGAAGTATCACGAATGCCTTGTTTGATGAACTTGCAGCCGAAAGCGCTGACCTTGCGTCTCTAGAAAAGTTGGGTGAACTGATGTTCAATCCAGACGACAAGGGACAAGACCGCCTGAGCGAGATTTATCACAAGGTCATCAGCATGCCTGAGCGAGTGAAGTCAGTGAAAGCGCTTAGCGATGCACTGAAGAACCTTATTGGACTTGAGCGTCAGGCCTACGACATTGACGGCAGCACCGGCGACAACGTGGTCGATAAACTTTCAGACCTGATGGATTCACTGTCTCAGGGGGCGTGATGAAACCTGAGCATCTCAAGTTGCTGGCTGACAAAGACTGGCGACTGAACAATCTCTATTGGATCACCGATAAAGAAGGCAAGCCGGTACGCTTCAGGATGACACCTGAGCAGCGCGAGTACTTCGAAGGTATCCATACCCGCAACATCATTCTTAAGGCTCGCCAGCTCGGCTTCACGACTGAAGTTTGTATCATTCAGCTGGATGCCGCCTTGTTCGAGTCTGCAAAGTGCGCCCTGATTGCCCACACGCTGAACGACGCCAAGCGACTGTTCCGCGAAAAAGTGAAGTACGCATACGACAAGTTACCCGACGAGATTAAAGCCGCTAACCCGGCAAGCAATGACTCTGCCGGGGAGTTGGTGTTCAGGAAGGGCGGCTCACTCTACGTCAGTACCTCATTTCGTGGTGGTACGCTGCGCTACCTGCACGTATCAGAGTTCGGCAAGATATGCGCTAAGTATCCAGACAAAGCCCGTGAGATTGTCACAGGTGCGTTTGAGGCAGTATCTACCGGATGCTTTGCCACTATCGAAAGCACGGCTGAAGGTCGCGCCGGTTACTTCTTCGATTACTGCCAGACAGCAGAAAAGGCACAGTTGCAGAATAAGAAATTATCCGCGCTCGATTGGAAGTTTTTTTTCTTCTCCTGGTGGAAGAATCCTCTTTATGCAATCGACCCTGTAGAGGCCATCCCGCAGCGGCTGGTTGATTACTTCGAAGAGATGGAAGCCAAGCACGGCGTTCACCTTAACGAACGCCAGAAAGCTTGGTACTACGCCAAAGAGAAGACACTCGGCGACGATATGAAGCGGGAATATCCAACGATACCCGCTGAGGCATTCCAGCAATCAGTGGAAGGCGCGTACTACGCCAAACAGTTCCGCTGGCTCTATACCAACAAGCGCATTGGCACCTTGCCTGATAACTCACACCTGCCGGTTCATACGTTCTGGGATATCGGTGTGGGTGACTCAACGGCCATCTGGTTCGTGCGTGAGGTGGGCGAAGAGTTCCACGTCATCGACTACTACGAAAACTCCGGCGAAGGGCTGAGGCACTACATGAAGGTGCTGAAAGACCGTGGCTATGAGTATGGCGACCACTGGGGACCACACGACATCGAAAACCGTGAATTCGGCTCTGATGCTAAGTCCCGAAAAGAGTTGGCTCGCGAAGGCTACGAAATCGACGGTCAGATCTACTCCATGACGTTCAAAGTGGTGCCGAAAACCGGCGTTGATACCGGCATTGAGTCCGTGCGTGAAATCCTCCCGAAATGTGTCTTTGATGATGAGAAGTGCGCAGAAGGCATCACTCATCTGGAAGGGTATAGGAAGGAGTGGGATGACAAGCGCGGCTGCTGGAAAGACAAGCCATTACATGACCACACATCTCACGGCTCTGATGCGTTCCGCTACTTTGCCGTAGCTAAGAAAAACAGGGTTAAGCCTGCCAAATCTATTCCTTTCAAGTGGTAATAATATGGCCGATCTAGATATTGACTATCGTCACCCGGCATACGCTGAATTCATGCCCGAATGGGAGATGATCGGCGATTGCGTGGATGGCGAGCGTAAGATTAAGAAAAAACGCACCAAGTATCTCCCTCACCCAAGTAGTGACCACCTTAATGATGACCCAACAGGTGAGCGGTACGATGCATACCTGATGCGTGCGGCATTCATCAATGCAACAGGCAGAACCCAGTCAGGAATGTTGGGTATAGCATTTAATAAGCCTCCCAAAATTGAGCTTTCTGGGGGTATTGAAGATATAGAATCCGATGCTGACGGAGAGGGGCAGCAACTTGAGCAGATGATCCGTGATGCACTAGGCCAAAATCTCCAGCGCGGTCGAGCAGGTATACTCACAGACTTTACTGGTTCAGGGTTGCAGACCGAGGCAACCAAAGGTAGACCGGTGCTCAAACTCTTCACTGCCAAAGAAATCATCAACTGGCGTGTTACTAACGGTAAAACATCCCTGGTAGTTATTCATTACGTCGAACCTGTTGATGATCCTAATGGCTTTGCGCTTACGTTAAAAAAGCGTTGGATCGAGCTTAGATTAATCAACGGAGTCGCTCATTCCCGCAAATGGGATGAGGGGGATACAGACATTACAGGTTCTGTCTCGATGGAGCTTAAGGACGCAAATGGTACGGAGTTAACAGAATTGCCCTGGTCATGGATTGGCGCGAATAACAATGACCACACGCCAGACTCACCGCCATTAGCCGATATTGCTTACGTGAATATTAAACACTATCAGGCAGAGGCTGATATTGCTGAGGCAGCCCACACCGTGGGCCAGCCAATGGTTGCCTTGACCGGTCTTACCGATGAGTGGGCAGCTAAATACCTTACAGATGGTTTCAAAGTTGGCTCCCGTAAAGGGGTGCTTCTCCCAGTTGGTGGTGATTTGAAGTTCGCTCAACCTGATGAGAGAAATATTTTAATTTCCCTTGCTGAGCGCCGAGAAAATCAGATGGCAATGCTCGGTGCAAAGTTGGTAGAGCGTAACACCTCGGCCAGAACTGCTACTCAAGCAGGTGACGAGGCACAAACCGATAACTCCATCCTTTCACTTTGTGCTGGCAATGTGGAGCAGGCTTTCAATCGTGCCTTGAGCTTTGCCATCCAGTTCGCAGGAAGTGGTGAAGGAGCTGTAGAACTTAACAAAAAGTATGAAATAGCCAATCTAGACTCTCAGGCAATTACCGCGCTTCTCTCTGCCGTGCAGTCCGGGAAAATGCGACTTTCTGACTTTATACGCTACCAGCAACGCATTGGTCTTATCGGCCAGGATGAAAATCCTGAGCAGGTAGTTGATGAGCTTTTAAACCAGACACCATCATTACTGCCTGGAGAATCCAATGACAGTCAACGATAGGTTGCGTGATGAGGCAATAAGTCACGCACTGTTTGTCAGTCGCTATTCGACAGGCGTCTCCAAAAGAATGGTGAAAATACTCAACCAGAGCGATGCTGAACTTTCGATTCGTTTGCAGGTGGCTTTGGATGACCTTTCACCTAATAGCTTCACTGTGAGGCGGTTGGAAGGATTGCTAGGCAGTGTCCGGCAGATAAACCAGACCGCCATTCAGGCCGCATTCACCAACTTGGGCGAGGAGCTACAGACCTTTGCAGACCATGAAGCCGGATATCATCTGAGTTTGTTTGAATCCCTCATTCCTGCGCCGGTAACGCATAGCTTCCCATTAGCGGCCATTACACCCGATCAGGTATATGCAGCCGCGATGACCCAGCCATTTCAGGGGCGCCTCTTGAGTGAGTGGGCGAGTAATCTGGAAAGTGACCGGCTGGCGCGGATCACCAACGCTGTCCGTACGGGATATTTAACCGGGCAATCGACTGACAAAATCGCCAGAAATATTCGCGGGACTGCAACGAATAACTATCAGGACGGCGCAATTCAGATCAGCCGAGCCAACGCCACCAGCATCACGAAGACGGCGATCAATCATATCGCTGCAACGGCGCGCACTCAGTTCGCAGAGCACAACAGCGATATCGTAGATTGTAAACAGTGGCTTTCGACGCTGGACAACAAAACTACGCCAACATGCATCATTCGGGATCGGCTGAAGTACTCGCTGGAAAATAAGCCTATCGGACACAAAGTCCCTTATCTGCAGGGGCCTGGGCGCATCCATTTTTGCTGTCGCTCGACCGAAACGCTGGTAACGAAATCATGGCGTGAAATGGGGATTGATGCAGACGAAATGGACGCGGGAACGCGCGCCAGCATGGATGGGCAGGTTCCGGCAAACACGACTTACAGTGAATGGCTCAGCCAGCAATCTCTCTATCGTCAGGTGCAGGTGCTGGGTGATACACGCGCCAGGCTTTTGCGAAGCGGTGGCATGAAGGTGCCGGATTTCTTCACTGACAAAGGCGAGTGGATAACGTTGGATAAGCTGAAAGAAATTGATGCGGACGCTTTTGAGAAAGCTGGTTTTTAGTATCGATAAGTAATTACACAAGGCTGCCTTCGGGTGGCCTTTTTATTGTCCGCGGCCAGAGGCTGCAAACATCTGACCAGAGGTTAAAGATGGCCCTTAAATTTGTATTAACCAAAGAAGAATTTGAAGCACTTGACGAATCCGCTAAAGCCCTGTATGTCGCAAAAGGCGATGGTTATCAACTAGCAGTTGACGGCGCTCCTGACGTTGACGGACTACAACGTAAGAACGAAGAACTGCTGAAAGAAAAGGCCAAATGGCGTGAAGACCGTGAGGCGGCCGAGAAATTAGCTAAAGAAAAAGATGATCAGGCCAAAGAGTTGGCGGCAGAGCAGGCTCGCAAGAAAGGTGACATCGAGACGCTGGAGAAAAGCTGGCAAGAAAAACTGACTGTTCGCGAAAAAGAACTCCTCTCACAGATTGAAGAGCGCGACAGCCGGTTGACCACGCTTTTGGTTGATAACGTTGCGCAGTCGTTGGCAACAAAGCTAGCAGGTGACAGCGCTGCTGTAATCATGCCCCACATCAAATCACGCCTCCTTGTTGAGGATGGCAAGACGCGCATTATTGACGCTGAAGGGAAGCCATCAGCGGCAACGCTTGAAGATTTAGAGAAAGAATTCCGAGGCAACAAATTGTTTGCACCGATTGTCATCGGAAGTAGGGCATCCGGCACCGGAGGTAATGGAAGCCCGTCCATCGTCAGCGGCGAAGGCAAAAAATGGAGTGATTTCACTGAGGCGCAACGCATTCAGTTATTCAAAGAAAACCCTGAAGAGTTCAAGCGACTCCAGGCAACCCAAAATCATTAAGAGGTAACGCCGCATGGCTTCCACACGTCTTTCAGACATTTTCATCAGCGATTACTACCAAACAATCGCACCGGTTAACAGCCCGGAGAGAACCGCTGTATACGACTCAGGAATTATCACACGCCTGCCAGCGCTCGACGCAGTGGCTCAAAATGGTCAAGGCACCGCCACTATCAGTTACTGGCAGGATTTGGACGCTGATGAAGCGCCGAATGCTTCCACTGATGATCCGGATGAAATCGGTAAAGTTGGTAAAGCCACTCAGGGCAGCATGCGTTCTCGTACTCTGTTCCTGAACAAGGGCTATGGGGTGGCTGACTTAGCATCTGAGTTAGCAAACAGTGACCCAATGACACAGATTCGCAACCGTTTCGGCACCTACTGGACTCGCCAATGGCAGCGTTATCTAATTGGTACTGCTCGCGGCATTATTGCCTCGAATATCGCCAATGACGACAGCGACATGGTTATTCAGGCGGGGGCAACAATCAGTGCACAAAACTTCATCGACGCTGCTTATACAGCAGGTGACGCCGCTGATGGTTTCTCTGCACTAGGTGCGCACTCCGTAGTCATGAAACAAATGGCTGAGCAGGATTTGATTGAATATCTGCGCGACTCCACAGGCCAGATTATCCTGCGTACTTACCTGGGTAAGCCAATCTTCATGGATGACAGCCTCAAAACAGCCGATGGCGGCTATTTGTCAGTGTTCTTCGGTTCTGGTGCTTTCGGTTATGGCGTCGGTACTCCGCATACCCCAACAGAATTGCAACGCAAGCCTGATGGAGGCAATGGCGGTGGTGCGGAAGTCTTGTGGGAACGAAAAACCTACATCATCCAGCCCGCTGGTTTCAGTTGGAAAGGTGAAGATGACCCGAACCTAACCCCGACCTATACCCAGATGGCAACTGCCACCAACTGGGAGCGTGTCTTTGACCGTAAGCAGGTTCCATTTGCTGCAGTATTGTCAGCCGGAGCCGGTTCGTAGACGTTAACCGTAAAGGGGCTTTGGCCCCTTTTAAAATAGTCATAAGATGCTGGAGTTGCTCTCAATGTTAGAGAGCAAATCAGCAGAGACTACCAACTGACTCAATACCTTTATGGCTATGCCACTGAAGCTCAGAAACGCTGCAAGTTTAACTTGTGATTACGATTTGTTCTAAAAATTATCAACTATTCAGCGCTTGATGATTAAGTGGCTATAGAATTAAGTAAGCCTGTAACAAAATAATGAGGGATAAAATATTATGTTCAGTGTTGTCACTTTGAATTTTTTTTCTAAAGTGATATTTTTCTTATCAATATAAGAAAATTCCTAGTGGCAAGGATCTATTTTGAAAAGGATGATTTCCGTTTTGTTGTGTGTCGGATTTATTAGCTCTTCATATGCAGCATATGTTCCTAATGAATATAATGTATGGCGGTCTTCTGATGGGGTGTTATACGGAACAACACAGACAGAAAGTAATGAGCCTGTTTTAGTCAGTATTGTTGGGCCTGGAACAGACTGGTCCACTATGGTGATATCCTTCATGAGCGACCAACATTGCGATCTGGATAAAAAAACAGCAAGTGTATGGATTAACATGAAACAAGAGGAATTGGATTATAGTTGCAAGCCTGTAGGGCATGGCAGCATCATTACGTACACCATTTCCAATTCAAAAAGAGCAAAAGAACTTTATTTTAATCTAACTTCAGGTTTTACTCTGGTCATAGATAAAAGAATTAATATATGGGCTGCTAATATTAAACAACCGAAATAGAATGCTTTCATAAGCAGATATTCAGTCTAAATGATAACCGCCCACGGGCGGTTTTTTTATGGGAGCCAATATGCAGGTCACTATTAATGGTGTCGCGTATGCGCCTGCGTGCGGTTCGCGTATTGGCATTGCCATCACCACGCACAACCGGCCTGCTGTTCTGGCAAAGACGATTGAACAGCACCTGAAGCACCTGCCTGCTGGCGCTAAGCTCATTGTTATTGATGACGGTTCCGCGCCAGCGGCCAGCGTTGTCGATATAGAAATAATCAGGCATGAAAAATCATTCGGGATTGTTGCTTCGAAGAACCGGAGCCTTGAGGCTCTGATTGATGCCGGTTGTGAGCACATTTTTCTGTGGGACGACGACGCTTATCCGATCAGTGATAACTGGCACGTTCCTTACATCGAATCCCCCGAACCTCACCTGGCTTATCAATTTCTTGATCTGGCTGGCGCGCAGAAGCTGAAGGATATGGCAGTGTTGTATCGCGATGACCAGCATGTTGCATATACCGGCCAGCGAGGCGTGATGCTCTATTACCACTGCAGCGCGATTGAGAAGGTCGGCGGCTTTGACCCGGTTTATGGTCGTGGCATGTACGAGCATCCCGATCTGGCGCTGCGCATTCATAACGCTGGCCTGTCAACGTGGGCATTCGCTGATGTAATTGGTTCTGAAAAGCTGATTCATTCGTTGGATGAGCATGCGGCTGTCGAACGTTCTGTCCCTCAGCCTGACCGTGAGGCGCTGGTAAAGCGCAATGTCGGAATTTACAACGGCAGGCGGGACAGCGGCTATACCGGCTTTGCCCCTTATCGGCGCGAACGTGACGTGGTCATTACGACACTGCTGACCAGTCAGCCAGATCCCCAGCGTGCAGCTGCAATGAAGCCAGATGAATCAGTTCTTTTTGCCTGGTCATCTTCGATTCGCGGCGCAGACGCTGTGGTGCTGGCTGACCAGCTCAATGCTGCACCTGCTGGCGCGTCTCTGGTTATGGTGCCCGCGGTTCAGATGAGCCCGTACTTTGCCCGCTGGGTTCACATCTATCAGTACCTCAGAGCGCATCCTGAATACCGGTTCGTGTGGTGTACTGATGGCACTGACGTTGAGATGTTACGTGAGCCTTGGGCTGAGATGGTACCCGGCAAGATATACGTTGGCTCTGAGCACAAGACTTATGCCGACGGATGGATGAAAGCCAATCACCACGGGCGCGCGTACTGTGAATTCATCGACCATCACCGCGATGACCCACTGCTTAACGCCGGTCTCCTTGGCGGTTCGCGTGCTGACGTGATGGAGTTTGCGCACCGGATTATCAGGCTGCATTGCCGCATCGAAAGCCAGCGGTTCTGGAAGATGGAAACAGCGCCAGCGACCGAGGTTGATATGGGCGCTTTCGGCATGGCTGCAAAGTCCTTCGGTGATCGTGTTGTTACCGGACCAAAGGTACACACCGTCTTTAAATCTGATGATGGTATTGGTAAGGAGTTCGCATGGTATCGGCACAAGTGACCTTCTGTGTTGTAGGCCACAACAAGCGCCGAGACATGGCGACTCGCCTCGCTGACACGCTGAGCGCACACCTGTTGATTGATGAAGGCGACCACGGCAGTAACTGGAATCACCGGCGCGCCATCGAGTGGGCCGGTGGGCAGGCTTGTCGCGTTGTCGTAATCGAGGATGATGCGATCCCTGTTTCTGGCTTCATTGAAACTGTTACTGACTGGCTAGGCCGCTTTCCTGATGACCTCATCAGCTTCTATCTTGGTACCGGTCGGCCACCCCAATATCAAATGGCAATCGCAGGAAAACTGATTAACGCCGACAAAAATCGGTCAGATTTTGTCACGTTGCCGCGACTTATCCACGGGGTTTGTTACAGCCCACCGAAACAGGTCATTGATAAAATATTGAGCCGTTGGAACTATGCGAAGGCAGCAGATTACGCGGTCGGCGATGCCTACGGTGGTGCGGTGATTTATCCATGTTATTCGCTGGTTGATCATCTGGATGAGAGCAGCGTCGAGAGTCATCCTGACAATGTTCCCCGCACTGAACGTCGAAAAGCGTGGAGGCTTTACCAATGATAATTACAGATCCGACATCGCCGGAATTCAACAGCTACACGAACGTCGCAGATTTGAAGAACTTTGCATCTGCCCGGGGAAATTCATTGCCGGAAGACGACGAAGAAATCGAAACGTTGCTTATTCAGGCGATGGACTATCTCGAAGGGCTTACCTGGCGAGGCAAACCAGAAGAAGCAACTCAGCCTTTGGCGTGGCCTCGTACGGGTATTAATCTGAATGGTTCGGCTGTTGTAGGTATTCCCCTAAAAGTCATTCAGGCTCAGTGTCGGCTGGCGATAGAGGCCCAAACTGTCGACCTTTCCCCAACATTCTCCGGTGGCGGAGAGGTCACTCAGGAAACAGTCGTCGGAGCTGTTAGCGTGTCATATGCCGAAGGCAGTAGCACATCAGCGCCTTATTTCAGTTGGCTTTCTGGTTTATTGCGCGGGCTGACTGGCGCGTCGTCATCCGTCAATTTTGACGTAATGCGGGGCTGACATGGCGATCAACTATCTACGAATGCGCGCTACCGCAACGAGATTGTTGACCGAGAACGGCCAGCAATATGCCCTCACTCGCGGTGGTACTGTGAAGATGGTAGGGGGCAAAGAAGTCACCATGCCAGTAGAAACGGCAACGCCAACCGGTGTCATCACGGCTTACGCACCAGGCGAAATCGACGGGACGCGGATCCAAAATGGTGACATCAAGCTAACCGCGACATATGCCGTCGAAATTAAAACTGATGACCGGATCGAGGTGGACGGTAAAAAGTATCGTGTTGTGTTGCCGGGACCAGTAAAACCAGCCGCCACGCTGATTTGTTATAAAGCGCAACTGAGGGCGTAGTCATGGCTGATAACGATTCGTTCATGGCATCGATCAACGCCTTTGTGGCTACGGCCAAAGCTAATCAGGAAGAAGTTATCCGAGCCACTGGTATAAAAATTCTTGCCCGTCTCGTTGATATGTCACCGGTGGGTAATCCTGAGGTTTGGGCAGTAAACCAGACCGCTGTTTCATATAACAAAGAAGTTTTCGACCATAACGAAGCGCTGAAGAGTGATGCCGCCAATCTGACGAAAACTGGCCGACTGAAACGCAATGCACGAGTCAGTGACAGCATGGATATTAAAGCACCTCCGGGCTATACCGGCGGGCGCTTCCGTGGCAACTGGCAGGTATCGCTAGATGCGCCAGCCACTGGCGAGACGGGGGTCATCGATAAAAATGGCGGTGCGACAAAATCGGCCGGCGGCCTGGTCATGGCGTCGTTCAAAGTGGGCACCAAATCCATCTACTTCTGCAACAACGTGCCATATGCCTATCTGCTGGAATTCGGCCATTCGAAACAGGCACCGGGCGGCATGGTACGCATCACAGCTGAAGAGTTTCAGCGATTCTTTACTGAATCAATACAGGAGGTGGCGCCGTGAGCCAGCAAGCTATTACTCAATTGCTAGAAGCGCGGCTTGGAAATTGGGCTGAAACGCAGGGATTGCAGGTCGCTTTTGATAATATCGAGTTTACCCCTCCGGATGGCATCTATCTGGAATCTCAGGTTATGCCAGCGACAACGACGGCTATCGACCTAAGTCGAAAGGCCAAAGTGTTTCGTGGCGTCTACCAGATTAATGTGATCGCGCCTGCCGGTACCGGAAAATCTGCCGGTGGTTCCATTGCTGAACAACTGATCGACTTGTTCCCTGAAAATCAGGAAATGAGTGACGGCGAACTGACTTGTTTCATCAACAGCGCGCCCAGCGCTTTCGCGGGCATATCCACTGATACCTCTTACACCATCCCCGTCAGCATGTCTTATCGCGCTGACGTCTCATAAGCGCCGCCTGCTGGCGGTTTAAATTCCTTCTTAACGGAGAATCCCAATGGGCTCTTTTGCATTGCCTAACGGCGCGACTGTATTTGTCGGGTCAAAACTCGCTGCCGCAGTGGCAGTGACTGCAGTATCAAACACAGAAGGCGCGGTATTTACTGTTGCCAACGATCACGGTCTCGCTGTTGATGATACCGTTCTTATTTCTTCCGGTTGGGGGCTTATCGACAACCTGGTTGCACGCATCTCAAGTCAGACGACGACATCGGTCACCATCGATGTGCTCAATACCTCAGACACCAATTTCTTTGCTGCTGGCGCTGGTATCGGCTCACTTAGCAAAGTCACCGAATGGACTGAGATCCCGCAGATTACAGAAGTCGCATCCAGCGGCGGCGATCAGCAGTATGTGCAGATTCAGTTCCTGTCAGATGACCGTCAGCGCAACCTCGCCACCTACAAAGCGGCGAAAACGCAAACCTTCACGCTGGCGCATGATTCTACTCTGCCTATTTACAGCGTGCTGACCGCCGGCGACCGAAGTGGTGACACTTTGCCGCTGCGCATGTACGTGCCGAAAGCCAAAGAAATGCGCTACTGGTCAGGCACCCCATCCTTTGACCCACAGCCGACCACAACGGTGAATGCTGTCGAAACCGTTCAGGCCGCCTTTGCCGTGCAGTCGCGAGACATGACTTTTTATAAAGACAGCACGTCTGAGCCTTCCAGCTGAAACAGCTTCTAATTTGAGCCCGGAAACGGGCTTTTTATTCACTTTTTACTGAGGCCACTATGGCAGCCAAATTTAAATTAAAACCGAATCCAACATTTAAAGCTGATGTGACTATTCCTGTTCCTGGTGACGAGCCGGGGATTGTGACCTTCACGTTTAAGCATCGCCCGATCAAAGAACTGGCGGATCTGGAAAAGGTCGAGGGTAAACACATCTCTCAGTTCCTACTCGAAATCACTGAAGGCTGGGCGTTGCCTGACGAATTCAACCAGGAGAATGTTGAAATTCTGCTGGATAACTATCCGCGCGCCGGTGAGGCGGTCATGAAAGCGTACTACGCCGAATTGCTGGGTAATCGCGAAAAAAACTGATAGCGGTTGCATCGGCGTTCTATACGCCTGATCCCACTACGGAAGAACTGGCTGGCATGGGGCTGACTGCGGATGATTTTGACGATGTCATCATCGATGTCTGGCCCGACGTTTGGCCTGCTTTCGACGTGTTTCAGTCAGCCAGTACGCAATGGCGGGTGGGTATGAGCGGGGCGACCGGTTTGGATTATAACTGTCTGCCTTGGCTGATGCGTACGCAAGGTATAGACGACGAGGCAACCGCGCTGCATGACATCCGGGTAATGGAAAGAACGGCATTAAAAATCATGCATAAGGGGGCGTAATGGCTGGTGATATTGCAACGATTTCGCTCAAGGTCAACACCTCCGACGTCGAGCGCGGCAGTAACGAGCTGGATAAATTTGCTGATGCGGCTGCCGACGCGGCAAAGGGAGCAGATAACTTCGGCACCAGCGGCAAAGGCGCAGCCAAAGTATCGGCTGAGGTGGCGCGCGAAGTGGAAGACACGCACCGGCGGGTGCGCGAATTCACTGAGGGGCTGAAGCAGAACGAAGCCAGCACTAAGGGCGTGGCGCAGGCTACCGCCCAGCAGCAGCAGGAGCTGCGCACGTTGCTTACCCAGATCAATCCGGTAACGGCCGCATTCGAAAAGCTCGACAACATGGAGCAGCAGCTGTCGCGTTTCAATGCCAAAGGGCTGATCGACAGTGACACCTTCCGCGACGCGGCCCGTACCATTCAGCAGGCGAGGGAGGAGCTTGGGCGCGCTGCTGATGCCAGAACCGAGGAAGGCCGGGCAGCCGCCGCAGCGGCACAGCAAGACAAAGCCGCCGCAGCTGCGAAAGAGACTTTTCTTTCAAAATTGCGCGATCAGAATGCCCTCTATAAAACGTCAGCATCAGAGGCGGCGGAATACAGAGCCTCGCAGCTTGGTATCACGCAGGAGGCTGCACCGCTTATTGCAGCGATGCGGCAGCAGGAAGATGCAACACGCCGAGATGCTGAGCAGAAACGTTTGTCGGCCCAATCATCACGCGTGCTCAAGCAGGCTATCGCTGAGCTGGAAGCCGCTGAACGGTCAGCCGCGCAGGAAGAGCAGCGTGCGGCTAATACCCGGCAAAGTTTCATCAAGTCGCTGAGCGACCAGGCAAACGCTATAGGCAAAACCAGAGCCGAAATTCTTGAGCTAAAAGCTGCTGAATTAGGTGTAACAACGCAAGTCACGCCATTTATTGCCAGATTGAAAGAGCAGGAATCAGCCATGAAGAATGGCGCGGTTTCTGCCGGGCAATACCGGCAGGCAATGCGCCAACTGCCCGCGCAGCTAACTGATGTCGTCACATCCTTGGCTTCTGGTATGCCTGTTTATATGGTTGCTATTCAACAGGGCGGCCAGATTAAAGATTCGTTCGGTGGCATTGGGGCTGCAGCGAAAGCATTGTCCACATTTATTTCCCCGATGAATTTACTCATTGCCGGTACAGCGGTGGTCTTTGGTGGAGCCTATCTTGCAATTTACAAGGCAAAACAGGTCATCGATGACACCACCACCACGGTAACTAAAACCCTCGGCGTGACTGGTGATGCGGCTACAAAATTAGCACTCAACATTATCGGTATTGCTGATGCTTCTAATCAGTCGGTCGATGATACCAGCAAACTTTTTATCACCATCAGTGACGGCGCAGACCAGGCAGTTAACAAAATGCTATCGGTCGGCATTGGTTATTCAGATGCCAAAAAATATGCTGATGATTATAAAAATAGCGCTGATTTCAGCGGCCTGAATTCAATTATCGAAGATCATAAGCTGAAAGTTCTTGGCATAAAAAGTGCCTGGAACGAAGCTATTGAGGAGCAGCGTAACTATTACGCTGGTAGCGGCGGGTCAAAGCAAAACGTATCTCTGGGTGGTGCTTATGATCCTGCGGCAGCGCTCATTGATAAGCAAAAGACCTTACTCGGAGATGTCACCTCTGCAACCATCGCCGGTAACCTGGCAACAAAAGAGCGCGTTGACTGGATAAATAAAGAGTATTTAGCCACTGACCGTGTGGCAGGAGCGGAAGCCCGGCTGACTGAAACCAGAAAGAAGGCAAAACTCATTGCTGACTCTGGTGATAAAGAGGCGATAGCAAACGCCGGAAAATTGATAGCGGCCAGAGAAAAGGAAGTCGAACAAGCCAAAAAGAGTCAGGTCCCGAAAACGCCGAAGCAAAAGGCATTTCAGGATGATGCCGGTACGCGTGAACTGCTGGCAAGCCAGCAACGCGTCGCTGCGCTTAAGGATCAGGTCTCGGCCAGCCTGACGCTGACCAGCCAGGAGCAGCAACTGGCGAAGTTCACTCAACAGATTGCTGATCTGAAGAGCAAAACAATCCTGACAGCTGATCAGAAGTCTTTACTGGCGCGCTCCGGGGAAATAACGGCCAGCCTGCAGCTGGAAGCACAACTTTCTCGCGAAAACGTTCAAAGAGAGAAGGCTGTAAAGGCGCTAAAGCAGATGCAGGACTACACGACGTCGATTGTCAGTAAAAATGCACAGAATCAGGAGAAGTTTGGGCTCACCACGAAACAAGCCGGGCGGGTTGATCAGGAAACTCAGCTCGATAATACGTTTCGTAAACAGACCGATGGCATCACTGATCCGGCAGCATTAACCAAGATTACTGCCGAATACAATCGGGCGAAAGATGCTTTGCGTTCAGGTTGGGATCAGGAAGATGCCAATCAGGGGGACTGGCTTGCGGGAATGAACCAGGGGATTTCTCAGTTTGGGGAAAACGCGAGCGATGTGTTTACTGCGACCAGCCAATTGGCGCAAACAACGCTTAGTGACATGTCGTCAATGATGACTTCATTGGTGACTACGGGTAAAGCTAATCTGAAGGATTTTGCCAAATCCTTCCTGACCAGTATCGTTGACATCATTAATAAGCTGCTATTGGCCCAGGCCGTTCAGGCTGCAATGGGGTGGATTAGCAGTTCATTCGCGGCAGGCGCGGGATCAGCCACCGCAGCCTCCAGCAGTTCGTTTTCGTCAGGTGCTTATAGCGGATTGTCGTTTGATTCTGGTGGCTACACCGGTGAAGGCGATAAATACGCGCCAGCCGGTATCGTTCACCGCGGCGAATTCGTCATGACCAAAGAAGCCACAAGTCGGATTGGCGTCGATAATCTGTATTCAATGATGCGAGGTTATGCAGATGGTGGCCTGGTTGGAGCAAAAGCTGGTATGTTTGGCCTGGCAGGCAGCCAGTCGAATTCGACCATTGTTCAGACATCTGTTGTTGTACAGGCAGGCAGTAATCAGCAACAGACGTCGGGAAACAATGATGCAATTGGCAAGGCCTATCAGCAGGTGATTGATCAATCTGTCAAAGATGGCATCACTAAGGCGCTGCGTCCCGGCGGCCTTATATACAACGCACAAAACTCACGCTAACCGCCTTCGGGCGGTTTTTTTATGGGGAATTTATGGCAATCGACACGTTTAGTTGGCGCGTCCAGGGCTCGCCGGAAGGTTCCTATGACTGGCGGACACGATCTGCACAGTTCGACAGCGGCTATAAGCAGGTTGCAGGAGATGGCATTAATCCGGAAACCCAGACATGGCCGCTTACTTTTCAGGGGCGCGAAAAGGACATCACTCCCATCCTTACGTTTGTACGTAATCACGTCACGAAATCATGCGTCTGGACGCCGCCATATGGCGTAGCTGGTCTTTATCGCGTTACGAAAGACTCTATCAAAGCAAACCCGATTGGCGGTACTGCGATGAGTGTTTCATTCACTTTTGAGCAGGCTTATTCGGTCTGAGAGCAGGCGATCACATGGTAATGAATTCTGATGTCCAGAAGCTGGAGCCGGGAAACAAGCTGCGGCTGTACGAAGTCGATGGTTCCGCTTTTGGGGCAGATATTTTACGGTTTCACAATGAAACGATACCACATACGCCGGAAGACATTGCGGCCGCAGGCGGCGATGAAACCAAACTGTTGCCGAAGTCAGTTTGGTGGCAGGGAATCGAGTATTCAGCGTGGCCGACACAAATCGATGGGATTGAAGATTCAACTGACGGCTCATCAGCACAACCCAAACTGACGGTCGCTAACCTGAATAGCAGCATCACAGCACTGTGCCTGGCTTATGACGATATGTTGCAGGCAAAGGTCACCATTCATGACACGTTTAAGCATTATCTGGATGCGAGAAACTTTACGGATGGAAATTCGACTGCTGATCCGACGCAGGAAAAGCTTAGTGTTTTCTATATCGACAGTAAGAGCCAGGAAGACAATCAGGTAGTCGAGTTTACTTTAAGCAGCCCGATGGATTTGCAGGGGGAAATCCTGCCCAAGCGGCAAATACACGCGATCTGTACGTGGGCTATAAACGGCTGGTATCGCACGGGTAATGGCTGTTCCTATTCCGGGGCGGCCTATTTCGACAAATTCAGTAATCCGGTTGATGACCCTTCTAAGGATGTCTGCCCCGGCACATTGACTGGTTGTAAATGCCGGTTTGGCGCTGATAATGAACTCGATTTCGGTGGTTTCCCCGGCACCAGCTTACTGAAGAGTTAACTCGATGGACGATAAACTGATTCAGGCTATTATGGCGCATGCTGAAGCTGAGTATCCGCGAGAGTGCTGCGGCGTGCTGGCGCAGAAATCGCGGATAACTAAATATTTCCCATGCCGCAATCTGTCCGTAGACCCGACAGAGCATTTCCATCTCGATCCCGGCGGATATGCCGACGCAGAGGACTGGGGGGCAGTGATCGGCATTGTGCATAGCCACCCGGATGCAACGACTCAGCCGAGCGAACTGGACAAAGCCCAATGTGATGCGACTGAATTGCCCTGGCACATCGTGAGCTGGCCGGAAGGAGACTTACGCACCATTCAGCCGCGTGGTGAGTTGCCGTTACTCGAGCGTCCGTTCGTGCTCGGACACTCGGACTGCTGGGGCCTTGTGATGAGCTATTTCCGGCAAACGCACAGTATTGAGCTGACTGACTACCGGGTTGATTATCCCTGGTGGGAAAAGCAGTATCCGGATAATTTCTATCATGAGTGCTGGTACGAATGCGGGTTTCGCGAGTTCTCCGGAGCGCCAGCAGCAGGGGATTTGGTGATCATGCAGATTCAATCCGATAAATGGAATCATGCGGGGATCTTGCTCGAAGGCAACATGTTGTTGCACCATATGTACGGAAGGCTTAGCCAGCGCGTGCCGTATGGCGGGTATTGGCGGGAAAGAACGATGAAAATAGTCAGGCACAAAGATCTGATGTAGCTCATTTAGGTGGGCTTTTTGCTTTGAGGTTAGTGCTATCATCAATCTTCATTACTTGATGGAGTTATTCCCATGAAGTGGATTTCAGTCGGAGATTCTCTACCCGAGACCCGGTCTCAATTTCAAATGGTTATTGTGGCTTCAAATAAAGGCATAGGTGTTGCCAACTATAACAAAGTTAACGGTTTTGAAAGAGTTGTGCTTAATGGAGGCACTCAATATTCACGCCTTGAAATTAGCCACTGGATGTATCTACCAGAAGACCCAGTTTCGTGATTAACAAACCCTCCTCGGAGGGTTTTCGGGGGCAGTAATGCCCATATTTGGTTTTTAATTAATCAACTTTTAGTTGAAAACCCCATGAGGCATGCATACACTCAAGAAAGGTGACATTCGTGCCGATACATAGGTTTGATGTCTATCATCCAAATTTTCCTTGCTAAGCAAGATTCCAGTTGGCTCCAATAGTCTCGGCTAAGGAGATTTTTATGTTCAAATTCAATATGCTTGTTCAGCAGAACTACGCCTCATTCCAAGATGAAGCCGGCAGATGTGTGATTGTCGATAGCTTTGATAACAAAGAATTTGACGTGAGGTTTGGCACTCGAAGCAACAGCAAATTGATTGGGACTGTTGTTGCCGATAGTGATGCTGAACTTAACGAGAGACTTGAGCAAGTCGTGGCTGACCATCTATGACAATTTCGCGTCAAGGTTTAGACGATCTTGAGGCGCTGGTAAATGAAGACCTCGACAAAGACTGCCTTGAAATTTCAATATCTGGTCATTTCGCTATTGATAGAGTTAATGATCAGCGTAATAACCCAGCAATTACGTTGCCTGAGTTGGAAGATATATTCAAAAAGGTACAGGCTTCACATTCCAAAACAATACAGGGATTCCCCGATGGCACTGCTTTTGTTATAAAGTGCAAGGCATCAAAGATAAACATCCCTTGTTTCATTGAGTTAACAAGAAAGTATAACAAGCCATGGGCTAGAATCACCCTTGCGACAATACAGCGTAAGGATCCGTTCTTAACAAATGACCCGCACATTCTAGAAGTCAATTAGATCGAATCCAAATGACATGACTAAGCCACCTACGGGTGGCTTTTTGCTTGGAATACTCATCATCCAACCTCGCTCTGGCGGGGTTTTTTATTGCCAGCAGTACTATTTGCCACGGGTTAGCGGTGATCAAACGATCAGTAACGTAGAATGGTTTTTCGATGCTAGCATTGAGAGAATTTATCTAATTACGCGCCATTATGCTGCCACCAAAACCCAAAAGCGAAGTTGAGTCGATTAACGCGCTAATATCTCAAATCACTCCCTATCTACAGGGGGAGGCAGAGTACACTGATTTTATTAGACGTCGAATCGACGCACAAATCGATGAAGTGAACGATCCATACTATTACAAAGCTGCTCGGTTCTATTTTCTTTTCTCGATAGGAGAAAACGAAGAGGGCGCAAGATTAGCAGAAGAAGTCATAATGGAGAGGCCTTCTGATTTTATAGCATGGGGTAACTATATTCTCTGCACGCTATATACAATGGGCCTGGAGAAGGCATTTGAATTATCCGTGAGAGCAGCAGAGAAAACCAACTCGCCGAAGATGGTGAGGGATACAATTTACTACGCTAGAGGCTTGGGTGATTATCAAGCTTTTGAGAAATACCTAGCCAAGTACTCGCTGATGGGTAATCCTGATTTCGATTTAAGCGATGAAGATAATTCTGCCTTGCCACTTGCTGTCGAACAGGCCGCTCTGGCTATGAACTCCGGATTTGCTGATGAGATTTCTCACGTGGGAAAAATGATGCACTCAATGATTAAGCCTTTGCAGCAAATTGATGCCATGAGTAGTTTCTATCTCATAGAAGATGAAGGGGAAAAGTCATACGTATTGGAAATTACCCCTCCAGGCATTACTCCGGAAGAGTGTGCAGAGTTGAATATTGCATTAGTTAAAAAACGGGCGGCGACTTTAGGCACAAACTGGGATGTTGTCGGAATATTTTCTAATGAAGTTACTAAGCAACGAGGGTTATGATGCCAGTAACTGCTGATGATTTTCTTAAGTCTGCCCTTTCTTTTGAAGACTGCCGCCACGAAATGACACTTAGAAATCGTGTTAGTAGGGCTTACTATGGCGCTTATTTGTTGGCTCGTGATGTTCAGATAGCATCCAAGATTAAAGCGCCAAATGGACGCGGCGGAGTTCATGCTCAGTTGATTGATTACTACAGGCAAGAAATGAACCCTGAAATGGGAAGCGTCTCACAGAGAGAGATTGCTGGGCTACTCAGTATGGCAAAGGTACTGAGAACCAAGGCTGACTATAAATTGAATATCCTGATACCTGCTAGTGATGGATCAACTGCTGTGCGGTGTGCTCAAGATGTACACCTGATAATCAAGAACCACGGCTAACCATTTTGCGTTGCCTTACGTCATTCCGGTGGTAGGATGTTACCACTTGTAACTTGTCTATAAGAAAGGTATGAAATGACGAAATATTTATTTTTAGGTGCTACGGCTTTCCTCCTTTTCCCAAGTGCTTCATCGTTCGCTAATGATTGGTCTACTTACTTCAAGAATGATGAGATGCGAGGTACTGCGCAGAAGTTTGTGCGTTCTGTTTCTGATAACTCTGTTGATTTTGATTTTCCGTATAATGGCGGATCACAGATGACTATTGTTCTCCGCTCAAAGAAAGTCACGCTCAAAGACGGGCAAAAACCAGATGACCTGAAACCTACTGAGGCCGTTTTGGTTATGAGCAAGGGCCAGTTCTTGTGCAATTCATTTAATGACTGCCACATTTCTGTGAAGTTTGACGATGGAAAAATTCAGCAGTACTCAATGACAGAAGCCGCAGATGGAAGTTCTGATGTGATCTTCTTTGAAAACTCGGCATCCTTCATTAAAAATGTCAGCTCTCACAAAAAACTGATTATTGAGGCTGAATTTTATCAAGCCGGAAATAAGCAGTTTAAATTTGACCTCACTGGTTACTCATCTCCAAAAATTGAGCAATAGGTCTTAATGTGAAAAAACTACACATAGCAGTGCTGGCGTTCGGGCTGGTGGGGTGTTCCACAAGTGCGGTGCCGCTTAATGATGCAAAGCAAGTTTCAGTAGAAAGAACGTTTAAATATCAAACGGCGCATGATGGTGACGCAAAACTTATCGTGATCCGTGACAGCGGTATCGTTGGAAGCGGGTGTTATGCCGCCGTTTATATAAATGGTGAAAAAGCGGCATTACTGAATTCTTCTGAGAAGGCTACATTCTATCTGAATGGTGGCGAGTATGATGTTGGCGCAGCGTTTGATGGAGCTGCTTTATGCTCAATGAGCAAGGATAGACAGGAAAGAACTGTCGTCCTGAAGGCAAATAAAACCAAAGTGGTTAGAGTTTTTTCTGATGGAAATGCAAATCTGGATATAAAGCCAACAACCCTCTAAATCCTGCTTATCAACTAAACCACCTTACGAGGTGGTTTTTTTTGGAAAAAAATAAATGAAAGAAATAATGACACAAATCCACCTCGGGGGATCCCTTGGGAAGATATTCGGAAAAACTCACAACCGTGCAGTTAAAACAACCAGTGAAGCTATAAGAGCTCTTTGTTGCACTATAAATGACTTCGAGCGTTACCTTAATAACAGTAAGGCAAGGGGGGTTACATACGCTGTATTTCGCGGGAAAAAGAATTTAGGCGAAGACGACCTTGGTTTCCCTGTATCTGGGGAGGTAATCCGAATTGTGCCGATTATTATTGGCAGTAAACAAGCGGGTATTTTTCAAACAATATTGGGGGCAGCTCTTATTGCCGTAGCATTTGTGGCTTCGTTCACGCCTTTTGCTGCGGCTTCACCATTCTTATATGCGATGGGCGCATCTATGGCCCTCGGCGGCGTCATCCAGATGCTTTCCCCGCAGGCTGGCGGCCTTTCCGTGAAACAAGATGCCGACAATAAAGCTTCATATGCATTTGGCGGCGTGACCAATACAACCGCGCAGGGCAATCCTGTGCCACTGTTCTACGGCAAGCGCCGGATTGGTGGCGCGGTTATCTCGGCGGGGATTTACGCGGAAGACCAGCAATAAAGCTTTTATCTTTAAACAGGCATCCTTCGGGGTGCCTTTTTTTATGGGGCCAATATGGCGACAGCTACTGTAATTAAAGGCAGAAAAGGCGGCAGTTCATCTGCCCGAACCCCAACTGAGGCACCGGATGACCTTCAGTCTGTTGCGAAGGCAAAGGTTTTGTTGGCGCTGGCTGAGGGAGAACTCGGCGGCGAGCTGGATGGCACCAGCATCTTTCTTGATGGAACGGCGCTCACCAATGCGGACGGCAGCAATAATTTCAGCGGTGTAGCGTGGGAGTTTCGCCCGGGCACCCAGGATCAAAGATATATTCAGGGTGTACCCGGTACCGAAAACGAAATCAGCGTTAGCACTGAGATTACCGCGGTAAAGCCGTGGACACACACCTTCAACAATTCGCAGCTTTCTGCCGCTCGCGTTCGCCTGAAATGGCTCTCCCTGTATCAGCAGACGAGCGCTGGCGATATCAACGGGTATACAGTTCAGTACGCGATTGACCTGCAGATTGACGGCGGCACATGGCAGAATATTTTAACCGAGTCCGTGAGTGGTAAGACGACAACCGGTTATGAGCGAAGCCGCCGAATCGATTTACCTCAGTCAGGCACAACGTGGACGCTTCGGGTCCGTCGGCTATCGGCTGATTCAACGAGCTCTCTGATCGGCGATAAGATGACCATTGAGAGTTATACCGAAGTCATCGATGCCAAGCTCCGCTATCCAAATACTGCACTGCTTTATGTCGAATTTGACTCAAGCCAGTTCAATGGCTCTATTCCGCAAATTTCTTGTGAACCGAAAGGGCGTATCGTTCGCGTTCCGACAACATACGACCCTGTAACCCGCTCATATACAGGTACCTGGGATGGAACCTTTAAATGGGCGTGGACTGATAACCCGACTTGGATTTTCTACGATATCGTCGTAAATGACCGCTTTGGGCTTGGACAGCGACTTACTGCTGACAATATCGATAAATGGGAACTTTACCGCATATCGCAATATTGCGATCAGATGGTACCGGACGGGAAAGGTGGTAGTGGTACAGAGCCGCGCTACGTCTGCAATGTTTACGTGCAGGATCGGAACAGCGCGTTCAACGTAATCCGTGATTTTGCCGCCATCTTCCGAGGAATGACTTATTGGGGTAATAACCAATTGGTTGCGCTGGCGGATATGCCGCGTGATATCGATTACAACTACACTCGCGCGAATGTAATTGATGGGCGCTTTACGTACTCAAGCAGCACCACCAAGGCGCGCTACACGACAGCATTGGTTTCATGGTCTGATCCAGATAACGCCTACAGCGACGCCATGGAGCCGGTTTTTGAGCAGGATTTGGTAACGCGCTACGGTTTTAATCAGCTTGAACTTACGGCGATTGGCTGCACCCGCCAGTCAGAGGCAAACCGAAAAGGGCGCTGGGGGATCCTGACAAATAACAAAGACAGGATGGTTTCGTTTGGCGTCGGCCTCGATGGGATGATCCCTCTTCCTGGCTACATTATTGGTGTTGCAGATGAGTTGCTTTCCGGCAAAGTGACTGGCGGTAGAATCAGTGCGGTGAATGGGCGCGTCATAACTCTTGATCGCACTCCTGATGCTGTTGCCGGTGATCGCTTACTTGCGAATCTGCCCTCAGGCATATCGCAAAGCCGGACAATTCAGTCAGTCAGTGGGAAAGTTGTCACAGTCAACACTGCATTCGGCGAGACTCCAGAAGCCGAATCTGTATGGGTAGTTGAGTCTGACTCGCTTTTCGTTCAGCAATATCGTGTTGTCGGTCGCAAAGACAACAACGACAACACTTTCACCATCACCGCTACCTATCACGATCCTGATAAATATGACCGCATCGACACTGGTGCTGTTATCGATGAGCGTCCGATTAGCGTTATTCCGCCCGGCACACAGGCGGTGCCTGACAACATAATCGTTAGCAATACGTCGGTTGTCATACAGGGCTTATCGGTGGCTACGCTTCATGCGACCTGGGACACGGCAACTGGCGCAATCGCTTATGAAGCACAGTGGCGTAAAGATGATGGAAACTGGATCTCTGTTGCTCGCTCTTCAACTAATTCGTTCGATGTGTCAGGGATTTATGCCGGTAATTATTTGGTCCGTGTTCGTGCCATTAATGCCGCAGAAATATCTTCCGCGTGGGGTTATTCGGTATTGACCGCATTAACCGGAAAAGTCGGGATGCCTGCGAAACCAGTAGGTTTTTCGACCACGGGCATAAACTGGGGTATCCAGTTGAAATGGGGATTCCCAGAAAATTCAGCTGATACGCTGAAAACAGAAATCCAGTACTCGCCAAATTCCGACCAGTCAGATCCGCTACTTCTTACCGACGTGCCATATCCTCAGGCCACCTACACCCAATTAGGGCTTAAGGCTGGTCAAGAATTTTGGTACCGCGCGCAGCTGGTAGACAAAATTGGTAACGAGTCGGGTTACACCGATTGGATCCGGGGCATGGCGAACGACAACGCCGATGATTATTTGGGTGATATTGCCGATGGCTTCCTGAATTCTGACGACGGTGACCGGTTGACAAGCGACATTGAAACCAACATCGATGCCATCCTGCAGAATGCTTTAAACCTAAATTCGACTGTTGATCATCAGTTCGCTCAGAACGGTGAGGTGAGGGCCGATATTCTGACGGTCAAAACAACCATTGCTGAAGTTGACCAGGCGATGGCAGACCTGACCACTCAGGTGCAGGCACAGATTGGTGAAGTCACGGCGTCACTCGAAGACAAACTAACTGCGGTTGTTGATGCAGATGGTGCCTCTGCCATTTACACCCTAAAAACTGGCGTTCGTATTAATGGCGTGATGTATAACGCCGGGATGTCGATCGCCGTGCTTGCGCAGGCTGGTCAGCCTGTAGTGACACGCGTTGGTTTTAACGCAAACCAATTTGTGCTGATGTCAGGCTCGGGCGCCACGCAATATTCACCTTTTGCTGTTGTTAACGGTCAGGTGTTTATCAGTGATGCGTTCATTCAGGATGGAACAATAACGAACGCGAAGATCGGCAATTTCATTCAGTCGAACAACTATGACGGATTGACGCAGGGTTGGCAGCTAAGTAAATCAGGGACTTTCATCAATCTTGGAAATGCTGGCGGCGCTGGTGCAATGAAACAGACTAATACAACGATCAGTGCAAAAGATGATAACGGCGTGCTGCGTGTTCAGTTTGGTTTAATTACGGGAGTTTGGTAATGGCGGACTGGGGCATTCAAACATGGGACGCTAACAAAAACCCGGATAACACCGGCATCGTTCAAGTGCTTGTTGTGGCAACCGTATATTTAAGTGCCGGGCAAGTTTCCGGCACCTATTCATACTCAGTGCCAGCGGGATTTCAGGTTACGGCCATTCAGTCACCGATCACCGGTGATGCTTACTCTAGCTCGCGCAGGAAAATAACGGGCTCAGGCGGCACGATAACCATCAGCGATGCGAATGGAGATTATTCAGCAGGGACATATACAGCTGATGAGTGTTGGTTAATTATTTATCTGGTGAAAGCATAATGGCGACATGGGGAGCACTACTCGCGGATCAGTATGGGAATCCGTGGATTACACTGGACACAACGCCGATGTGTCTTGTGCAGAAAATTGTTTTAACACCTTCAACGGGGGGATCCTACAATTTGCCGGTGAACTCCTCTTCACCGTTTATTATTGCCTGCCACGCCACAGTGGCAAATACGCTTTTCTATATCAGAAAGGTTGGTTCGACTTATACCCTAAATTACTCAGTATCAGGTGTCGGCGGAAGTCCGGGCACGGTGACCATTTATATTTTTGGATATGTCATCCCGCAGCCTTTACCGAAATGGGGGGTTGCTATATGGAATGCTGCCGGTCAGTGCATTCTGACAAATGAAACGAAAGTGATGAATCCGCCGGTTGGATACGGCACCATCGGTTCTACAAATGACATTGGCTATCTCGTTGATAAGACCGTTGCAGGAAAGTGGGCGGTTCTGCCGCGCGTCATGGGCATCGTTGTCGGCGTTTTGGGAACGTCACAGCCGCGCCCCTGGTCTTCTCCCATTGATACCTCGGCATATTATAACGGCTCATCTACTCGGTTAACGGCGGGTCAGAGGGATGCGCCTGGTGAAGAATTACACAATGTTGGTTATTCAAATTCCAGAGACCAGATATTTGCAATTGATGTTTCCCGTTATTAATCAATAAATAGCGAAAACGATCGTTATAAACGATCAATCTCATAAAATTGATCTATATAACCAATTATACCGCCATAATATTCATTGCTACTGTCCTTTTATCTAAGTTAAAAGGGACGGAAACATGAAGAATATTTTGATGGTGCTGACCATTGTTTTGCTGGCATCCGGATGTGCCGGCGTGCTTGAAAAGCAGGAACCCGTTTGTTCTGGTACCGCCCTGATCGGAGGACAGGAAACCACTGTGCAGATTTATGGCGTTCGGCAAGTTGGCAGTCAGACCCAGTATAAAGCTGGTGATCCGTTCGGCTGGCGCTGGGTCAGCAAAACAAATTTCAGTCGCACGACGTGCGATAAGTAGCCACACCAAATCCATACTAAACCCGCTCCGGCGGGTTTTTTATGTCCGGAGAAAAGCATGTCAGCAGGCACAATAGCGTTAACCAATAATTCAGCAACAGCAGTCGGTACCGGCACTGCATTCACGACAGATTTAAAGGTTGGGGATTTCATTGTCGTTATCGTCGGCGGAGTGACTTATACGCTCGGTGTTAAGTCTATTGAATCCGCAACCTCACTTACGCTCACTCAAAACTATGGTGGCCCGACCGCATCAGGTCTTGCGTGGACGGCGGTACCAAATGCAACGTTGGTCGGTATCACCGCGCAGGTGGCCGCAGATGTGGCAAAGGCCATTCGTGGCCTCAATCTGGATAAGGCAAACTGGCAAGCAGTTTACAGCAGTGCAGGGAACATCACGGTTACTCTGCCGGACGGGTCAACATTCACGGGACCATCGTGGAATAGCATCGCAATCCAAATATCAACAAACACAACAGCGATTGGTAACAAAGCGGCAAAAGGAGCAAACAGTGATATCACTTCATTGTCTGGACTGACTACGGCATTAAGCATTGCTCAAGGAGGGACTGGGGGCAAAACACAAGTCGATGCACAGGCTGCTTTGGATGTTTATTCAAAGGCTGCAACACTCTCAAATACCTATAACGACACTACCCTGGCTACAACATCATGGGTTTCGCCGACGCCAATAAATGGCTGGGCAAATAACTCGGGCGCGGGCGGGCGAACCGCGTATCGAAAAATGAACGGACTGGTTTATATCGAAGTGAACTTAGCAAACGGAACCCAGGCATCCGGAACAACATTATTTAACATCCCAACGAATCTTGCACCGAACGGAAATAGATTTGCTCCGTCCGTTGGGCTTCCATTGAACGCCACATCAATTTATGTAAATTCGGCTGGAGAAGTGAAATTAGCATCCCCGGCTGGCGGGAATGGGGTCATTGCTAACCTTTGTTACACGCTCAATTAACTGAGATCTTTCCTCATGGATAATATGACCAAATTAAATAAACTGGATAATGGTGGTTTTTTTATTAATGATTTTATCGTTGGGTTAAGTGGTGAAGACCTGCCAACTAACTGGACGAAAGATCTGGTGGGAGACGGCTACTATAATGCTCAGTACCAAGGAGCCACACGCAACGCTGAAGGTGAGTGGGCAGGTGGTAACTGGGTAGAGACTGGCATCATTCCGCCAGTTGACTACCTCTCGCCTGCCATTTCTCAGCGTGATGAGCTGATGGCCGCAGCGACTATTACGATTGCACCTCTGCAGGATGCTGTTGATCTCGATGAAGCTACGGACGACGAAACGGCATTGCTCAAAAAATGGAAACAGTACCGCGTAGCGCTTAATCGCCTCGATCTATCGACCGCCCCGGATATCACCTGGCCTGTGTTGCCGACAGTTCAAACAGGCTCGTAAACTTTCTTCTCTTCTAGATCAGCCCTCTAAGATTTTCTCCCAGATCAGCCCTTCACAACTAAAACGCATCATGATTATACTGTTTATACATACAGTATTTTGCGGGGTGATTTATGAGCAGCAAAAACTCAAATTATGATGTGGTGTATCGCGGGGAGACGCGAAGTCACATCAGACCGGGGACATACGTGTTCTTTCAGAGACTGAAGGAGCACGGCGGCGGCTATTGGTTAGGACAGGCTTACGATAACTGGTTCGGATTTGTTGTTGAGCGACCGGTGTCGCTTAGGGAAGGGATGACGTTGCTTGTCATGATAGGCGATCAGCAAAAGGACGCCGACAACATGGATGCGTTCGTGTTGAAGGGGGAGTGAAAATCTAATGGGGCATGGATGGGGCAAAAAATTAACGCGAACTTACATTCTCTATCCTGCTTTGAATGTTGGCTCGCGTTAATCGTCTGTATTCTACCTGCTCTTACTAGTTATTCTTTATTTTCAGAAAGTTAATCCTCATATGATGAACATGTCGGTGTAGTATTTTCTTCCCAGATAGATCAATTCCACGGGTGAAAACCACCGCACCTTGCTTTTAGGGAGGAGAGGCAGTGACGTATCTCAGGCATCTCCCCCGGAAATTCGCGGATGTAACGTAAAACAGCGGATTTCAAAATAAATGTTACCAATGTCACAAAATTGTCCTTTGCATGTGCAGGTTTATTTGCCAAAATCGCAAAAAAAATCGCTTCACCTGCATAAAGCACCTGCTCAAAATGATAATCCGTCCTCCACGTCACTGGTTCTTGCGTTTGTTCGCCTGGCATGGCTCTGTCCTGCCCAGCATTCTGTTCCGATTGAGTCTGAACTTGCTGATGTCACTTGCCGCCATTCTCAGTCTTCCCTGGTATGAGACGCTGGGCGTCAAACTAACGCTGGCCCCTTTCAGCCTGCTCGGTGTGTCGATCGCGATCTTCCTGGGTTTCCGTAACAGCGTCGCGTATTCGCGTTATATCGAGGCCCGGCAGTTGTGGGGCGGGTTGCTGATTGCCTGCCGGACATTGCAAAGCCAGATTATGGCAATCTGCCCGGGCGAGGCACAGCGTGTTACCGCCTTGCTGCTGGCTTTTTGTTACAGCCTTAAACATCAGCTGCGCCACAGCGAGCCCCGGCCTGATCTCGAGCGTTTGCTGGGTGAGGATGCGGAGGATATTCTTTCGCGACGTGCGCCAACCAATATGGTGCAGTTGCGCCTGTCACAATGGCTGGCGGAGAAACGCCGCAGCGGTGAGTTGTCCGATATCGTCTATACCCACATGGATACCACGCTGTTGCAGCTTTCACAGGTGGTGGGCGGGTGTGAGCGTATCGTGAGTATGCCGATCCCGTTTGCATATGGCCTGCTGCTGCACCGCACGGTGTACTTGTTCTGTAGCCTGCTGCCATTCGCGCTGGTGGTGGATTTGCATTACATGACACTGCTGGTATCGGGGTTTATTTCCTACAGTTTCCTGTCGCTGGATACGCTGGCAGAAGAACTTGAAATGCCGTTCGGGCTTGCTAATAACCATCTGCCGCTGGATGCCATGTGCACCAATATTGAAATCAATTTGCGTGAAATGAACAACCAGACTCAGTTGCCGGATACTCCGATGCCAGACCCGCGCTTTCGTCTTACATAGTGTGATCTGGCGCATACAAAGAGGAAATTTTGTGCTTTGAAGTGGCAATATTCCTAAGGTTCACGAGACTGTCATAATTACGAAACAAAAGTGAAATAGCATGTTGGGGCAAATACAACTCCCTTCCGTTATCACGAGGTATTTATGTCAGTCATTCAGGCCAAATCATTGCACGAAGCCGAAGACCTGCTTAATTCCGGTATAGTGAAAAAAGTCGAGCTGGCTTTTGATATTAATAGCGATGAGTTTTTCAAACTTGCGCTGGAATGTGGTGACCGTGGTGCGAAAATCACCCGAGGCAAAGAATTCTTTGTTATCACGTTCAAAAAATGGGTTATTCCCTCTAATGATGTCTCTGCAACGAAAAGCAACATACTGATGTAAAAGGCTTTTCGCGTCTCCATAACACTGTCATACGGCAGCGTTATGGAGATCTCTTCGTTGTGTCCGACGTTTCCCCGTTACTATCTGACCGATTTCATCATATAGACGCTCAGTGGGTCGGGTGCCAGCAAATAATCGCCGAAAGCTTCAGTGCGCGAATAACCGAGCTTTTCATAAAGCGTGATGGCTTTTTCCTGAAATACGCCGGTTTCCAGAAATAACTCTTTGTATCCCAACGCTTTCAGTTTCTTTTCCATTGCGGCAATCAGCAGTGATGCGATACCTTGCCCGCGAAACAACGGGTTGACGTAAACCCGCTTCATCTCTGCAATACCATGCTTCGTGATAAAAAGGCAGGCACAGCCCGCCCAGTCATCGTCCACGCGCGCCATAAAACAGGTGATCTCACCTTCATTGAGTTCAGTGATGTCAATCCCCTGAAAAGACTCGGGCGGATAGAGCGGGTATTGGTAAGCATCCAGCTCAGCAATAAGACGTGTCAGATGCGGGTGTGTGACATCGGTTTCAAAAATCTGGGCACTCACAGCGTGGGCTCTCAATGCAACAAAATGGATTTATATTTTTAACTGAAATTATTCCGAAAACAAGGGACTGCGGGGCGGTTATGCGGGCTGAACGTCATGCGGATGCAAGAAGATTGTAAAATTTAATTATGTTTTTTGTGCGTCTGTCAGAGTTGTCTGATTTTCAGCTGCCCGCTTCATTTTATACGTTATATCTACTTCTTTTATGTAACATTCATCCAGAGTGATTAATGTATACAACGAAATAACTCAGGGTGATTAATGTGAAGCATATTGTCACTTTTGGGGGAAAAGGAAGTAAATTATAAGAGTTTGATTGTAAGGATAAAATTATGGCTGTCTATCCTGTTGGCGTTTTTGTCACGCTTACTTTTACACCAGGTTTGTTTGAAGTTATTGCTGTTCTGGATGATGTTACGCCGGTGCAGTACCAGGTTATTAACGTAGAAACGGGGAATGTGATCAGAGTAAATGAGCATTTTATCCGTGGTATCGTAAAACCTTAGCGTGAGTTAGGGTCTTCCGGGCGTCAGAGGCCGGGCAAATGATGTCAGTTTGCCCGGCCTTTTATTTTTAGTCGGGCATCAGATTGCCAAAGTCTTCTTCGTACAGAACGCGGCACTCTTGCATAAACTCCGGATACCCCAATTCTGAAGTTTGCACCTCACGTCCAAGCCGTTTTTCTAAGTCCTCGTGAAACCATTCAAATTCGCCATGCAGAATGCCGGTAAACCCGGTCAGTATGATGCATTGCTGTGGCGTTAATTTCTTCACGCGAGATCCTTATGGTGTGTTTTTGGAAAATGTTGAACGTGTTTTTTATAAAAATATCGAAAGAGAGAAGTGCTTCACGCCGGTATCCGGCAGGACGCTGCAACATATTCTATCCTCTAATGAATCCCACTGGAAAACAAGGAGTCACATATGGATCAGGATCTGTTTGAACAGGCACCTCTGCCGTTGCTTACCCGTTTTCAGGTCGGTGATCGGGTTAAGCTACTGACGTTTCCGGTCGGCGTGCATCCGGCCAGTTATCAGCTCGATGTGGCGATTACCAGTATTCATGATGGTGAATTTGAAGGGGAAATAGTCCGTATCGCCCCGCTCGGGCGTCTGGGACACCACGAGGCGCATTTTACGCTGGGCGGGCACGTCGCCTTTTTTGCCAGAAACATTCAGGGCATGGCTGCCTGATTTCCCGGGCAAACACGCTGCCGGGCCGGTAAAGCAAAAACCCCGCGTTAGTGGCGGGGTTTACGGGTTTGAATCCTGTTCACGATGTCACATCAGGGGCTTCACGTGCTGAGTAAGCGCCTGGGTGGACAGTTCATCAGCCTTGATTTTTGAACAATTCCCACAATAGCCAACGAGATACCAGTTCCCGTCTGCTCCTTTTTCCGGATTGACTTTGTAGCGCTCATTTTGCTTACCGTAAAATTCACGCTCTGCGTTTTGTGATACATCTTCCCAAAAACACAATGAAAACTGATGGCATTTATCAATATGGCGTTGCCCGTTGCGGCTTCCGCCAACCAGTAAATAATGATATTCAGACATGCATCCTCCTTTTCCCAACGGGATAATGATCCTGACAACAAGTGTAAAACTCGTTTCACCTGGAAAGCTCATCTGAAAGACTGCAAAAAAATAACAAGAAAAGGGTGTGCTGGCGGTTGCCCGGCGCATTTATTATATTTTTAAAATTATAGAGTACGACGCGGTATAGATATCTAAATACAGGGGAATTGTGATGAAAGTCACCTTTTATTTTTTAATGACTGTGACATACCTCTTACAACAGATCTAACTGTTGTGCTTCATCCGGCTTAGCCGGTCTTTTTTGCTGTAATTTCTGCGGCTTAGTGGCCGGTGCGGGGCGCTGCATTTCAAGATTTAACCAGCGCATGATCACTGCAACCGCATAATCTTGCTGCATTTTTGTCATTTCGGCATGGGCGGGGATTTGATGCCATTTCTCCAGACATCCCCGGCAGCAGGTCGCTGTCGCATGTTGTGCAATAAAAACAGGGTGCCCGCGCATTGGGGTCTGCTTTCCGTCGTGTTCCGGCTCCGCCGGGGCGAGCCTGCGGGCGATAAAATCAGCGGCGTGCTGACTGAGGGTATCCGGGCCTTTGGTTTGGCAATAAAGATACTCCCGGGGGCCAAGATGGAAGCGCTGGCGGAACGGGGATAAGGCCAGACGTTGAAAAACATGATCGGTGGAAAACAT